GATGCAAGATAATAAAACTCTTATAGATTACACATTTGAAACTGCATATTATACAGAATTTAATAAAGGCGCTCAAACATATCAAGACGTTAAAACCACCATTACAACTGCTCAAGAAATATATGACTTAATTAAATATCATGAAGAAAGACAATTTAATAGTAATCATCCTAAAGACAATGCAAAAGATACTTTATTAGAAACAATTAATAATAGTTTAGAAAAATCTATAATTATTAAAGTTAATTTATTTAATTTAGAACAAGGTGTCTATTTTAAATTAACATTCTTCCAAAAGAATTTAGACAATAATAATTTAGATCCTGTATTTAAAAATGACACCACTCGCAGCAACTCTAGGGGAGTTGCATTTAATGGTATAAATATAGCCGGTGTGCCGCAAACACCATATGGGCAATCATATTCTTATAATACTACTAGCAATTTTCAATCTCAAAGTCCAAGTAATATTGGCAGCATTGTACCTGCCGATCCAAGGAATCAATTTTCACAAGATAAGGTTGCAGGAAAATTAGAAACATTTTATGATCCCAACACGAATACGTGGAATGCCGGAAATATACAAATATTAGCTAGATTATTAACAGATATTGATCCAGCACCAATACAATCTTTGCCAGAAGGAGATTTAAAAGATTCTGATGTTTCACAATTAATCGATGCATGCAAAGGATTTACTACTGGAAAAGCTATGCCACTATCCTTGCAAAAATCCAATCCACACACCTTTGGACCAGATTATATAGAATGTGGTACCAAAAAAATGGTAGAAATGACTGTTGTGAATAGGTCATTACGCAAGTATACCAAAGGACAAGTAGTAATGTTAACTAAAATCAGTGGAGAGTGGATAGTTCAAGATTTTGGTCAAGATGTAACAGCTGGAGGAGGAACTAGATTTGGAGATTGGCACTTTATTAAGCTTATTGCCAATACTGACACTTATTTTAAAGATGATAGATATTATACGGCTGGCACTTTTCCCACTAAAATCAGTCCATCAGATTATGAATCTAGATCTAGAATACAATTTTATAATAATAAACTATCTGCGCTAGCTGACGATAACATATTGACATCTATATATAATGGTTCAGTTGGTAGTGATCCTCTGACAAGAATAATAATAAATTTTAATAGACCTTCTAATCCTGTTGTTGATTTTGTTCCTAGTAAAAGATATTATGTTGCTTCTATCTTTGATCAGCTTGGACCTAAAATGGGTGGACTAAATGATACAACATATTTATTTGCTACTAATATAGAAGATACTGCTATATTTAATGATCCACTTTTTAAATATGCTGAACAGCTACCGGCTTTTTGGGGTCCAGTATATTCCGATGGTCACTCAAAAGTTGAATTTAATCCAAACGGTCGTGATAATAACAGTAAAATATTTTTTGATGCCAGTAAAATTGATTCAAACTGGATAATGGATGCTCCACAACCAAACGGCAATATCAACTTAAACTTTCCAGCAGAATGTTCTAGTACATTTATTAATCCAAGTTATATATTTAATAATTGGAGCAATTTAGGTAAAAAAGATTTTTTTATTGACGCAACATCTGCTAGTGGAATTCGTGCTCCATTTTATGGAACATCAATACCATCTTCTAAAAATAGGATACAATTTTCTCCGCTGCAAGCAGAATTTGCAGCTTCAGACGATTTATTATCTACTAAAGCTAGAAATCCAAATAGAAGATTATACGACGTTGTAAGAGCTGCTATTTTTAATAGATTAGGAATTTCAGTTACTGAAAGTTTATTTGGAAAAAAATCTGAACTCAATATGTATAAAAGATCTAATCTTTTATTAAAATATCCAGATGATGAATTTGTCATTAAATTAGAAGATATTTCAGGCTGTACTGGAACACAGTTATATGATAATCCGGCAACAGAATTTAATTCTGTATCTACTTTTAATAGTGTAAAATACGACTGTTTTGTAAAAAGAAGCAATACCGGCTACGATACTGTTGGTAGCCCGCAAATGTTCATAAGCAGTTTAACTGGTGGTAAAGACGGTGCCAATTGTGTTGGTATAATTTCTGCTAAACAAACTATTACCAAAAAAATTGGTGGTAAATTAAACTATTCTATTAATCAGGATTTTGGATTAAATCAACAAAGATCATCTACATTAGCCACTAATACTCTAACCATTATACCAGGAATTTTTTCGGCAGGAGGATCTGCTGGTGGCGGAAAAGAATATGGATTCCCACAATGGGGATCAACAACAGATAATGTTAATAGCATGGGAACAACAGCTTTACATGTTAGAATTTTTGATTATTGGCCAGAACAATGTACAATATTTGATCCACGATATTTTGGAATACTACATTTTAATCCTAATGATAGCTCTGTAGACATTCCTATACCAACAAAAGATACTGGTTCTACAACAGCATTATTACAAGATATTTTAAAACTAGGAGATAAAATTAATGGAAGCACAAAATTATTACCAAAAGCATCCTGGTTTAAAAATCCTATACGACGAGGAATGTTACTTACCAATAGTGGATTTAAATATCTAAAACATGAAATAGGATTGGCTTCAGATGGTGTAATTGTATTTGGTGGTAGCGGCTTTCAAGATACATTTGATCACGAAGTAAAAAATAAAAATGTAATTTTGACTGTTAGCGTAGACTCATCTGGCAAAGTATCTGGAGTTGTAATAAAATCTGGCTCTGATAAGAAGTGTTACACAAAAGAAGGAATTGATACTAAATATAGAGGAACTAATTTTCTTCCTAATGATTTTAATACTCCTGTTCCTTTGTACGAAAATGATCAATTAATAGGAAATGATCCAGAAAAAAAAGCTTTTGTTGTATCTATACCATCTCCAGCAGCTGGCGGAAAGCCAGCAGTAGTTAAATTTGAAGAAGGTGTTCTATATTTTATAGAACAATTAGATGAACCACCAAAAGAACAGATTCCAATGACTAGACTAACTAGTAGCTCTAAACGTGGAGAAGGATTCATTCAAGAGGTAAAAGAGTCTGATTTTACACTAGAGTCTAATAATAGTGGAAAATATGATTGTTTTTACCATTTTCATAATGATATTACTCATACCTTAATAACAGATAGGGCTAATCCCTATATAGCCGGATTCTTACAATATATTACTATGACCATTACATAAAAAATGTGTATATTTTATTAGTTAACTCTAAATTGGAGATTTTTATGCCAGCTGAACTCAAATTTTATGCCAATATTTTGGGCGGTTCTAACACTATAATTAATCATACAGCCGGTTCTGGCTTGGGTTTTTATGGTAGTAATTTCGGCATTTCTGTTCCCGTGGGAGCCAAACAATCTAGCACATTCGTAACAGATGCTAATGGCGTTACTCAAGGCTCTCAATTAAATAATACATCGGCTGTTACTTCTGGTACCGTTTCTATTAACGGAGCACTGCCCGCTGTCTCATTAAATAATCTACCAAATTATTTATGCCCACTAAACATTAGATTTACTAATGATATACCGGTCAGGGTGCAAAATTGTAAATTAAGAATTTTTGATAGAAATAATATCAATAATAATGCCAGTGGCGTAACAACATATGTTTACGAATCTAGGCATCCAGCTACCGTACAAACGGTTTCTAATCTTTCGCACAGAGGACGATCATCAAATACGTGGAACGAGTTTGATCCAGTTACACCAATGGCAGATATGACATTTACAAGCTCTCCAGGTGCCAGTGGATTAAATACAAATACATCAGATACCAACGCTGCTCTTGGATATGCTATTCAAGAAGGAGTACTACACTCTAGCACTCAACATGATTGGTATGTAGCATTAAGCTCTGAGCCAGAAAGTATTGGTAGCAAAACCCAATATGGACTTTACTTTTCTGTAGAATATCTATAATAGATATAAGATAATCAACTTAGGGGTAGCACACCATTATGCTACCCCTTTTCTTTTTTAATACTTGTTATTAATTAGCAAGCACTGCCTGTTGTATCCCCAATAATTATATTGATTTACTGGAATAGATACTGGTACATATGGATAGCCCCATATTACTCTAGTTTCAACAATAAGTGGATTTACTACCACTGGCACAGCAACAACATAATATGGAGTTTGATGAACCATAACTTGCACATATGGTGTTGTTTGAACTATATTTGTGTTTGAAACGTGAGTAACATTTTGTGCATATGCTTTATCTACCATAATAAAAACAATACACGCTATAATTGCTCTAAATAAATTTTTCATTCAGATTGCTCCGTTTTAGGATTCCATTTTACCCAGCCACCATCTGGTAGCCACTTGCCTTCATTATCTTTCCTCTTTGGAAATAGGCCACCGCCCTTTTTATTGACACCAAATGATAGTCTGGCACCACAGTCTAAGCATCGTAGCTCATAATATAAATTATCATCCACATTTCTAACTACGAATCTTAGATTCTCTGAACCACACTTACCGCAGGCTGTTTCATCAAACACTTCTTGAAACTTACTAATAGCCTCAAATAAGTCTTTTTGAGATTCTCCTTCTAATTCTACTCTTAATCGACCATTCTTTGTTGTATATGTTAATTTCATCATATATTACGCCACTCCTGTTGGTATCCCACAATCTCTTCTGGTATTAATGACTTATCACGCTGAAAGTCATTTAGCTTATCTATTATATCGCTGGCTATTCTCTTAGAAATCTTTTTACTTAAATCTACATTAAATAAACTTTTGAATAAACCAGCTCCGTTAATATTAAGTTGCTTACACTTAACATCAATGAAGTTTAGTTGAGCATCACTCATTCTGCCCTGATCATTATAGTCACCATCGCTACTAGTTTTTGTAGACGATATTTCACGAACTATCTTAGCAGTATCTTTCTTTGTTAGTTCTTCGGCAGCTACTGTGCGAATCTTTAAGGCTTTACGCAAAGCTCTAGCCTCTGCTCTTGTGCTAGCAATAGCAACCGCATAAGCACAAAACATATCATCAGTATTTCCTTCCCATGCGTCTGCCACTTCTGAATATCTAATCCCATTGCTAAATTCAACTGAAAAGATTACAGTTGCTCTACCGTGATGGTCATCTCGTTGAACCGGAAAGACCTGTGTTGGACCACTAAATACTATTTGTCCCAAAAGCAGTTCAGCTACTCTTCTAAGACCATGCACTAAAGGGTTGCCATCAACAAGTTCTGATTCTGTAAATAGTCCCATAACATAATCATTCCATTCTGGAGACAGTGGATGTGGACTATCTACTTGCACAACATTCTTAACACTAGTATCTGTATTGCTAGGAGTTTCAAGTTTTACATCTTCAAAAATCTCATCTTCTTTCATATGTTCCTCATATTTCTAATTCAATAAATCGTTTATCTTTATTTGGAAAACTTTTTTCTATATTATTTAATATTGCTAAAAGATTGTTTTTTAACTTTTCTTTATCTACTAGAGCTATAGAATCAGACAAATTCTTTACTCTAATAATAGCCAAGCCCTTACTCAAAATCAAGCCAGTTTTATGTTCATCTGCTTTTATTTGTTTTTGCAACTTTTCTTCACCCCATATTGGTAAAAAATGAGATGGGCCGTCTATCTCTATTATAGCTCTAGCAGAAGGAATGTACATGTCAATTTCTAGATTCGTGTTGGCTATAAGGTTTGTCTTATGAAATTCTACCACAAATCCCGCCCGTGTCAACTCTTTTTGTAAAAATTTTTCTAGCTTAGAACCTTCTTTCCCAGCTGTTTGTATAGCCTTAATTGCAGCATCTTGCATTTTTTGTCTTTCTTGTTTTGACATTGAGTCCCAGCGGTCTTTAGAAGCTTTAACTCGCTTCTTGTATTCTTTGTCTGATAAGTTATCCCACGATTTTTTTAGACTATCACTTATTTTTAGTTTATCTTCTAGGGTTCTGGTTTTTCCGGCTGTTGGTATTTTAGACGTTCCATTTTTTAATGCATTTTTTTGTGCTTCACTTTTATCGTTAAGTTCTACACCATGCTTAATAAGAATTCTTCGTATTTTATTAGCATATGTGTTATGTAGTTCAGCTATTTGATATGTGCTTTTTTTCTCTTTTACATACATATCTACAATTTTATTTTCATTCATAATATATCCTTTATAACATCAACAAAATTTTCTTCTGTTACGATATTAGCATTATATTTAGTTAATCTATATATTTTATTTTTATCTTGGTCTGTTTTGCAGATAATTGGAATTTTTTTAGATACTACATAAAGTAGATTAAATACATCTATATCCTCCCAACCATAATAAAATACAGTTTTAATATTATTAACAATTTTTATGCTCTTTTTTAGGCAATCTATATTCATAGTTACCAGAGTTCCACGAAATCCCCACAGATCCGTAGAATTAAATAATCCACAATCCAAAAAGTATGGAACAAATCCAACACCATCATAAAATATGCTAGCGTCAGATATAGCATTATGTTCTATATTTTTATTAATAATTGGTGCTATATGTTGTAATTGTTTATCTTCTGATAAGCTCTTTATATAAAATCCTATATTCATTATATTACCTATATATATAAATTTTGATAACCAAGACATTGAGATACATAAAAATAGAATCTTTCTAATGCATGCTCCACCTTGCCGTCTGGTTGATAAAATGGGTCAAAAAATTCTTTATAAATACATTGATGTGCTTGTTGTATCACATCTTTTCGTGCCAAAAATACGTTTCCAGCAGTAAATTCTGGACATAAGCTATCTTCATGAGATAAGTTATACTTTTCTAATAATATTCTCTGTAGTTCTTTTAGCCATATTACTGTATGCATATTTAGTACTAATAATTTTCTATATTTAAAGTCTATATTACCATAAAATTCTACTAATTGATTAATATTTTTCACTTTATTTTTATGTTTTGCAGATGCAATAATTCCTATGTTTTCACTTCTATTTAACATAGATAAATTAATATTAGATAATGGATGTATAAGCTCTTCTAACCAATCTTGCTTATTAATATTCTTGTCATGTAAATATAAAACCCAATCAGAATCTATATTATCTTTTTTAAAACTTTCATAAAATCCAAATTGATCCGTGCCCATATTTTCAACATATGTGACGGTAATATCAAATAAAGAAGACGCAATAGACAATAATTCTTTGTTTGTGGGTGAATTATTAATTAATGATAAATATATATGGCCATTATAAAATTCTTTTAGTCTTTTTAAGAGCCATGCACCCTCATTTTGATAATAAGCAAATACGTGAACAGAATATGGTTTCATCATTATTTATATAATAAGTTCATTGCAGCAACATTAAATTCTCCATGAAAACCAAAAGAATTATATGTAGACAAATTATTTCTATTAAAATATTTTCTGTTAGATGGATGTTCTACCGAAAACTTATACGCTAAATCTATATTAGCAAACCTTACGTTCATATTAATCATGTGTTCATAAGAATAGTTACAAACAAACCAATCTTCTGGCGTTATTAACTGACCAGCTGGTATGTGTGGCTGAAACTGTATTTTACTATTATACTCTAATGTCTTAGCCGCTTGCATAAATTTTTGACTTCTCAAAGAGAAACCTCCATTACCAACATTATTATATTTTTCATGCAGCCACGGTGCTCCAATATAATCATAATCTAGAAATTCATCTAGCCACAAATCTGGATTGATTATAAAACCATCCCACTGAAAAGTCAAACAATACTTTGTATCTATATAGGATGGTAAATTATATATAGAAAAATAAGAATATTCTTCTTTATTTAATGATGGAATTTTAATAATATTAATATCATCATTATCACGGGAAGTATTAGATAAAATCTTAATTGATCCAAAGCTTATTTTCTTACTACAGAATTGTGCAGCTTTTATGGTATTATCTAAATATTTTTCATGTCCACAAATTGATATTAAGGTAATATCTGATAAATCTATTCTCCCCATACGCACTCCATGTTCGACCACATATTATTACCCATATAATAAAATCTATCAAAACCAGCAGATTGTAAATATGGATTTAGTGTTGATCCTATATCTAGATAGGTATTTTCTGGCTCATGCTTGGTTAATTGATGACATAAAATATTTCCAAATGGTCCGCAGCAAAATAAAAAGATCATATTCTTTAAATTATAATTGTCTATTAACATCTTTGATTCTTCAACTATATTCCAACTATATTCCCATGCATTATGTTTTATGGGAATGTGGAGATAGGGCTTAAATGGTAAATTATTTATTTTTCCATTCTCGTTACAAAATAATACAGTTGGTCTTGTAGAGAAAATGGGGATTATGTTATTTACAAAATATTTATAGTTATTATTTACCCATATATTAGCCCATGTTAGATGCTCATTATCTTGATTAGAATATTGCTTCATTTCGTTGAATGTGTCTAATCCTTGACAGCACGGACACGATATACCAACATAATATCTATCATTTTTATATTGAAACGATTCTATTAATTTTTTTCGTTTAATTTGATCTTTAGGATCAGATGGATCAAACCAAAATTCTTTGTTATTTATTTTGTGGTTTTTTATAACCGCCCATTCGCCATCGGCGTATTTTGAAAAACTAAAATGTTTATTTAATTCTAGCTTTTCCTTGAAAACAATAATATCTTTACTAAATAATTTTGTCATACTACATTATATTTTCTAATATACATGCTATTTTATCACTTGCGTATCCATCTCCATATGGACAGACATCACTTATTAATTCTATTTTAGTATTTGTAAACACGCTTTTTAAACTCATTGGTTCTTTACATAGCTGAGAAAATCTTCCCATTCCTTCTATTCTTTCTGTAGTTTTACGACATACTATACATTTCTTTTTTAAGAATGCAGATTCTTCTTGTATACCACCGCTATCAGTTATTATTAAGGAGCATCTAGATATATAATCAATACAATCTTCATGAGAAAGAGGTAATATTGTTTTAACGGTTTTAAATATGTTTTTATGCTTTTGTATCTCTGGATTGGGATGCATTGGGAAGATAAATTCTAAATGAGGATTTTCTATAGCTAATTCTTCTATAGCATTAAACCAATCTTTGACATTATATAAATTTTCTCTTCTATGCAGTGTAATGAGAACTATAGGCTCTAAAGTAGATTTTAAGTGTTTTAAATTATCCAACACAGTATTTCCAACAACATGAGCACTAGAATTTATACTTTTTACATTATTAAGATTATATAAAGACGTTTTTGTTGGACATAAGTGTATATCAGCCATTGCCCCTATGCTAATTCTATTGAATTCTTCTGGATATGGATTTTCTTTATCAAAACTTCTTAGTCCAGCTTCTAGATGTATAATTGGTATTTTTCTGTGGAATGCAGCTAATGCCATAGCAAGAGCAGAAGTTGTATCTCCTTGCACCATAACATGACTTACATCTTTAAAAATAACATCTGCGCATTGCAATATACTAATAAATATACTATCTAGTCTATTTTTATATTCTTCTATATATAGATATTCTATAGAATAATCTTTAGTTGATGCGTCTATCAAAGACGAGTGCTGACCAGTACATACTAATTTAAATGGAATTTTTCCTTTTAATTTATCTAATAGTGGCTTGATTTTTATCCATTCTGGTCTAGTACCAAAAGATATTAAAATCATTTTTTATCCTTTACTAGTTTATATCCTTGTGATAATAAGAAATTCCAATATGAATTAGCTTGATTGTACCCATCTGGTGTTCTAGATGTGGCATTATAGTCTTCCCCATATTTAGATGGATTTATAGAACCCCACATGTCCTTATCATTCTCTGGTTGCGGAGGCACATATGTATTGAGATTAAAATGTTTTTGTATAGCATATGAAAAATGCATATCTTCTCCACCAAAAGCTGGAATTGTCTGAGGCATTTCTGCCCAATATGCTCTTAACCATGCCTTTTCAAAAAACCACGAATGTCCCATAATGTCTACTTGTTCAATGTTATTATTTCCACATATACTTTCATATTTACATCCAGGATAATTAGCGTAGTCATCGCCAAGCATTCTTACTCCACGGCAACCTAATAATCCTCTGTGAGTTTTCATGGTTTCTAAACAGTTTTCTATCCATTTTTTTCCCGGTATTGTATCATCATCAATAACACAAACATATTTTGTGGGAGCATTCAATGCGTATGCAAATCTTGCCCATACACCAAAATTGACATTAGAAAATGTTGAAACAACGTTATGTAATACGTCATATGGGTATTTATCCATAGAATCTTTATCATAGTTTGACCAAAACATTATTGGTATATTTTGATAAGTTTGATCTAAAATAGCTTGATATTGTTCTTTTAATACGTGCGGTCTTTTGTATCCACTCAAAATTACTGTAACGTCACTCATTAGTAATATCCTTTTTAATATTTGATAATAAAGTTTTCACTCTATTCTTATTAGTATGTTTTTCTAGAATATGATTTTTAAGCTTGCTGAAATCATTTAGCTTATTATGTGCATTATAGTTTAAAATAATATCATCTTGAAATACTTGCTTAATCATAGTTTCAAAATGTGATTTTTGGTCATCATCATCAATATCAAAATATACTTTTGCTCCCATCATTATAGCATCAAAAAATGGTTGAGTCAAGTAGCCAATATTATCTCTAAATATAATATGATCATAGTATTTATATAGTGTACCAAGAGCCACTTCTGGTAAACAGATATCTACTTCGTTTTTTATATTAGAGTTTGTTGTAATAATATGATAACAACCATCATATGTTTTTATAGATTCTTTATTATATACAAAAATAGCTTTATCAATAGAATATTCTACGTTTGGATTTTTATTTAATAAATTTAGATCTGCGGCTGAACGCAGCGCAATAACATTATTCTTAAGCTTGGGTAAATTTTGCACAGGTGAGTGTGTAAAAAAGAATGATGATTTTATATTATTTGTATTAATAAATTTATCTATTGCTGCTATATGTTCTGCCTGTAACGTATTAACACACAGCAACATATCTGTTTTACATGTTGGATTATTTTCTAAGTAAAAAATTAAATCTTTAGACAAAACTGAGGCGTGTGTTATGTAAATATCTGGATTGTGCTTATCCATAATATCATAAATACTATCAAGCGAAGGGTTTGGTACTATAACTCGATGTCCCAATTCTGTTAAAGTGTGGACTATATATAAAGATTGAGTGTCGTTCGTTGTTGAAAAATTATCTACTACAATATTCATTTAAAACCTCTTAATGTCTCTATAGCTCTTGATACTATTTATTTTATAAATAGGGTAATGTTGATTTTTAATATACGCAATGTTATGTTTCATATTAATTATATCATTTATTGCCTCAAATATAAACTTATTTTTGTAATCTATATTACATAATAAATGTTTCATACAATCTATTGTTTTTGTTTCTGATAAAAATAGTATTTCTGACCATGTAAGAGTAGCTCCAAATGACATGTGTTCTACTAAATTATATTCATTAATATTTACGCCTATTTCTAAGTTATCTTTTGTGTCATTTTCAATAATAATAAAATTATGGTCTAATTTAATATTATCAAAAATAGTAGACTTAAAAATTAAACTACCATCTAATATAAATACCTTGTGGTTTCGTATATTATTTAAACATAGTCTAAGGCTTTCGCAAGAGTTAGTATTATGGAATAATTGATTTTCAATAAATCTAATATTATCTTTTGCATGATTTATTCTAATATACTTATATAAATTTTCTGAATCAAATCCAGTACATATTATTAATTCATAATTTTTAAATTTAGATTTTATGGCTTCTATTTGTATGTCTATTAGTTTTTTTCCATTTATTTCAACTAAAGAAGTTGACCCATAAGACTTCATTCTGTGTCCAGGCATATCACATAATAATATAAATGTGATTAGTTCATTCTTAACTACAGATGCTTTTATGGTACTTCTATTATTTTTTGACCTATTCTTAACTACTGTCAAATATTTTTTTCTACCCATATTAGAACTCGGCATAGTAATCTGGTTTAGAGAAGTTTAATATTTTATTTGTTACTTCTGTTATATTTTTAGTATTTAATCCCTCTATCTTATAAGACAAATTGGAATAAACGTAATTATTTTTTAGTTTTATAACTAATAATCTTTTTAAGTTGTCATTAATTTCACTATTTATCTTAGATAAAATATCAAAATCAACTATATTAGTTGAGCTAATATCTAAGTGATAAGACTGTTTAGATTTTAAAATAATGTTGTGTTTAAGCTCATCAGCACTATAAAGATAAACATTTAATGTATATATTTTTAATAGTGGTAAAAGACTCAATATGTCTTTCTTTTTTTCCAATTCCATATTGTCGTTGTGATATATGTGTACGTGTACTTTGTCTGAGCCGTACTCATCTATATGCTTAATAAACTCTTTAATCCATTCTAGATATTCATCATTTATAATATCACAATTTAAGAAAATATCAAACGTTAATTTAGCTTCTTGTCGCACCTTTTCAGTATCTGGAATACCATTATTCCATGAATCCTTATCTCTATAAAAGTTACAAAATTTGTTAATAACATAGAAATTTTTATCTATATCATAAGCTTCAAGAACATTGTCTGGATTTAAATTTTTGAATTTATCAACTCGGCCATGTAGGCAACCAATTTGTGTGTCCTTTTCATAAACTGCAAAAGCGCAATTTTTACAATTAGTTTGTATTATTTTAGAATGATTATTACTTTCTGATAGCGGAAATTTCATATACAAGTCCTTTGGCTATTGAATATTCTATAGTAAGATTTTTTTGCTTAATAAGTTTACTAATACTATATCTAGATCTAATAGATTTTATAGGAGCTAACATATTACTAGCATCTTCTTCTGACACCTGTTCAGCGACTATAAGTCTACCAAGTGCATCTATGTTTAATCCGCTAATAAATATTTTTCCTCCAAGTCGTAATTTAGATATAATTATATCTAATATTGATTCTACTTTGTCTTGTGGAATATAATCTATACCAGTGAATATAATTTCCTCGCAACAATTTGTCACGATATCGTTTAGATCTAAATGATCATTATTGTGTGTGAAATAGTTTTTGTATCCATTTATTGATCTAGATGCGTCTGATGTAATGTTAATTTTCATGTATAAAATACCTCATAAGTTTCATCAAATAACTTGTTCCATTTAGTTATAAATTGTTCTTCAGAAAATAATTCAACAATTGTTTGTCTAGCAGCTTTTCCTAATTGGTGACGTTTTTCTGGATTATTTAGTAGCATAATCAAATAATTTTTTAATTCATTTTCATCGTTTGATATAAAGCCATTAATATCATTTTTAATAATTGTAGGTATCATGCATGTAGCAGTTGAAACCACAGCGCACCCGCAGCTCATAGCTTCTAATAATGAAGTTGGAATAGGGCTTAATGTAGAACTATTAAAAAATATAGCACACTTATTATATTCATTTACTAACTCTTGAGTAGATTGAGCAGCGACAGATAGTCCTTCTGTTTCTCCAATCACTTTTGTTGGCAAGTCCTTTGTTACTCTTTGCCAACCATAAAAATTCAAACAATAGTCACGTTTTATAAAATCATTAGCAACCGATAGTATGTGGTTTTCTCTATCTTGATTGTTATCATTAAAAGTTTTGGTATCTATTCCATGATGTATAACGTGTGAATCTACGCCAATATTCCAAGACGATTGAGAAAATTCTGATATAAAAACATTTACATTACCTATCATAGACTGCATCACGTTAATATTTTCTGCTGGCTGTAATCCGTATAATGGCAATGTATGTTCTAACGATATAAATGGTATGCGTAAAGATTGATTAATTTGTTGTAGAACTTGAAATTGACCAAATTTGCTTTGTGATAAAATAAAATCATAATTTAAGTAAGAGCATAAATCATTTGGTGGCAATATATGATAATTATCTGGAATAGGACATTGAGAAGTATTCCACTTCTTGTGTTGATCTATATTTAGACTATAAAAGTCATGACCAGTTTTAGACAATTGTGTTTCATACCTTTCGTGTGTAGGTATGGTTAATATTTTATATTTATCTTTTTTCTTAGCAACATTTGCAAAGCTTATTATCTGCTGCACAGACGAATTAATCATTTAATAAGTTCCTTATTAGTGTAGCAATATTTTCATAATTATATGTTTCACCACGCAATAGCCCAGCAGTTCTATCTATATTGTCTTTATTATTTAGCATGTATCTCATTGCTCGTTTAGCTAATGATTCGCTTGGAGTAAACCACTCTTCTTTTCCAGAGCATAATTCCATGAAAGCTGGATCTTGGTGATTACAAATACTATATATTCCATCAATCAGTTTTCCAGTTGATGGATTATCAATATTTATAAATTCTGTTGGCCCACCAGTTCTGCTGCATATTGGCGTTTTACCAAAACACATTGCATCAAAAGATGGTATAGACCACGCTTCACCATGAGACAAATTAATAAAACAATCACAAGATTGATGTAATGACAATATATCACTAGATTTAAGATCTATATTGATTATAACCTCTGGTGGATATTTTGACATATCTTTGTGAATTCTGAGTTCTTTTTTAATTTGTTCTATTGTTTTTTTCAAGTGATTGTCTAGTACCGCTGGGTCTATGCCGCTTCTACGTAATTTTAAAACCAAAACTACGCCGTCATCATTAGTAAATTCTGAATAATAGCAACGTAAAATAGATTCTATATTCTTTCTGTCATTAAGATCACTAATAGTATAAAATTTAAAATAAGAATCATATTCTTTGAAATTTATGTTATTGTGTTTTGTTTTAAATTTATCTAAATTAAAAGTGTGTGGAACGCAATGAACATTACTAATTCCATCATTTTTTAATATATTTTTATAGTCACTATTTGGAACCCATACTTCATCCATGTTTTTTAAATTTTCAAACCACAACAAGTGTTTTATAGTATTTGTTTCTCCAGCAAAATAGGCGATATTTTTTTTAAATTTATTTGTAGATACCAAATGATGGGGTAAAACATGTTGTATACAATAGTCTATATTATCTAAAGACTTAGATTCTAAAGATAATATTTTATCTGGAATATCAAATTTATTATTTGTCAATTTTATATCTCTACACACTACATCTATTCCAATGCTATCTAACGCCAAGATATAATCTATGGCGGCTTGTGACCACCCAGAACCTTCTTTATAATGACCTATATATAATATTTTCATTTTATTGTTTCTATCCTTCTTTGTTCCCAATAATTTCTTCTGTGACATAGATTTACCATGTGATTATAGGCTATATCAAAATCAAATTGACCTCTGTGCATTTTATCATCAAATGCTGCCGAACTTTCGTTATAATACATTCCTCCAACAACAGAAGTTGTGGTTTTATATATTAAATCACGTACTAGTCTAGCTTCCATAAAAGAATTTATTCGGTGCGGTTCACACAGCACTTCAGATATCAACCATTTTGCTAAATCTTCATGCTTAACATTATCTGGAAGCTGCTGCGGTTTAGGTGCTGGTTGTTTTATGTTTGGTGCAGATTTCCATCCCAATTGGTCTGGTATTATTTCTTGTGAATCAAAATAATCCTCCCACATTTTGCCGCTTTTATTCCACTGAAAATGTTCTAAAAATTTTTGTCTACAATTGAATCCCATTCTTTTTCTAATAGATTCTGGTTTGTCAAAAAATTCTTTAAATATATTGGCAGCTAAATCATTGTCTGGAACCGCTCTTAAGCATCCTGTTTCAAGTTCTTTATACAAAGCTTTGGGTTTTATTGGGATACCATCTAATTGTCTTAGTACACTTTCCATTGCTGAGTAATCGGTTCCAGCCACCGGAACACCGCAAGCAGCAGCTTCTACCTGTGGTAAGCCGAAGCCTTCGCAATTGGCGTATTGAACATATATATCAAATAAATTAATAATTTTAGCTAAATCTTCATATGTAAGCCCATTTTTTACATTAGAAATGGTAGCACTATATTTCCCACTAAAAGGAGATTGTGCAATAGCTCCACGAAATAATGAAGGAAATGGCTTTTTTGTATCATTACATACATAAGTCAATAACACATGAGAAGATAGTTGATATTCTTGAATTAATTCTGGTATATCCCATCCTAAATCTGGATAACTAGTATGACAATATAAAAAGTATTTTCTAGGATTATCAACTTTAGATAAAAACTTTTTAAAAGCATCAAATAGATCTGGATATAATTTTCTTCTTTGGTTTCTCATTACTGTGCCAATAATATTACAAGTTGGATCTAAACCAAAAAATGATTTTAATTCTAATTTATTTTCAATAGGTTTATAAGCTGGATGTGCAGACGGCGGTGCGCTTCCTAAATAATTAATTTTTCCACCAGATTGATCCATAATAACGTTTCCAGCCCAATCAGAATATGTTAAACAAGCATTCGCTGATTCATACATTGCCACCCATTCTCTTGCTTGCGGTCGCGCGTCTACCGTAGGCATTAAAACAAATTTAAAATATTGTCTAAATGGTGATCTATCAATAAAAGAATACATCCAAAAATCTCTAATATCACACACAAAGTCGGGTCTAAAATCTAGACAAGCTTCTTCAAATCTAAATTCTCCAAATTGATTTGTCGGAACAGAGGCGTATCGCTGCTTATCTTCTTCGCTATCATTTCTATTTGGCACCACGCCATAAAATTTCCATGGAATATTTTTGGCTTGAGGATCATCTTTTTCGCCATAAGCAGCTAGTTCTGCTAGCTCATATTTTCCCGTGCTATGTAAGTAATTTAATATCTCTCTAGTATATGTAGCATATCCAGTATTAAGAAAAGTGGCTTCACTACAAAATAGTATTCTTTTTTTTCTCATTATTCTTCATCCTGATGGCATAAATCAAATTCATTAATTCTAAATATAATATTTTTATTATCTTTAGATACATTCTTGACAGAAGCATGAACAGTAATTTTAGTTCCACGCTGTGCAAATTTTTCAATTGTCTCAGCACCAGTATGCCATGCTTCGCATCTGATAAACGTTGGTGTTCTGGTTTTTTCGCCAGTATTTTTTGATCTTCTGTAATTATAAATAACCATAGTAAATTCAGCTAATACTATATCGTCTACAATACATATTGCAGGATCGTCAACTAAATATCCGGTAAAGCAACATAAATTCATTGTGTCTCCTTTGTTTAAATTTCATGAATTGCATCTATTATAAAAGCGTTATCTTTTCCTGTAACCGATCCACAGAAAATTAAATTATTGCCTTCATATAGAATATATTTATACTTATCTTTTACAGATGGAAATATTATGACATTATCTAATATGCATGTTTCGTCTTCAATAGTCAAAAAGGCCATTATTTTGCCTTGAGAATCGCCCTTTTTAATCTTATATTCTGATATACGTTGTATATTAGCTACTATGCATAGGTTTTTGCCACGTTTTCCATTTATTATTTCTTTACATGTGGTATTAGAGGCTGAAGTATCTGATGTTTCTACTCTAGATATAGATATTGGGCACCCTAAAAATCTGGTTTCTTGGTCAATTACCCAACTAGGATCATCTTCTAAATCATATGGTGGATCTATTAGCATTTGAATTTCATTTTCAATTACTTGTTTTCTTTCCGCTTTACTAGTTCCGCCGCCCTCTTTTTTAGTAGGAGCAAGGCTGGTAAGCGCATCTATTAAATTACTCCATTTATACTTATTGTAATTATTTAGTAGCCAAGTTTTTTCTGATGTTGTTAATCCTTTATATATGTCATAGTCATACAAGGCTTTATTTCTTGTGATTATTTCAGCAAATCCTTTAAAAAATCCAATAGATGCTAGAGCTTTAAAGGAGGTAGAATTTATTCTTGGTGTTAAAAATAAAAGTATTTCCAGCCAGCTAAAATCTTTAATTTTTTGATTTAGCTCTTGCTCTATCTCTTGTATACTTTCTACAAGCTTATCGCCAGTATTACCAGTTAAAGACTTAATATCTTTAATGCCAAAAAATATAGTATTACCTTTTATATTAAACTTTTTACCATAATTTGATAAATTGGGAGATTTTACTTCTATATCAAAAAGCTTTGCCTCTGACACTAATTCATATATTTCTCTATGCGGATCTTGTTTTTCATTAGCGTGATATAAATATGATAAAAAGAACTCTTTAGTATTATGTGCCTTTTGATATGCACTCCAGTAAGAGCAAACGGCGTAACTTACTCCATGACTTTTATTAAATGAATATCTAGAAGATTTTTCAATCCATTCAAAAATCTGTTCTGATTCTTCTTTTGTCACAATGCCAACTTTTTCAGATCCAGATATAAAAGCTTTTTTAACCTCGTTCATGAGGTCTGCTTTCTTTTTGCCAATAGCTTTTCTTAATGCGTCAGCTTCCTTAAGATTAAAACCAGCAACTTTTTCTGCTATTCTCATGCTTTGTTCTTGATAGATTAAAACTCCATAAGTTGGTTTTAATATATCTTCTAGAACGGGATGAAAATATGTAACTTCTTCTTTGCCATGTTTTCTATCTACATAATGTTGAGTCATAGATTTACCATCAACATATGCTTTTAAAGTTCCTGGCCTAATTATACTAATAAGGGCGCACAGTTCTTCTATATTATTTGGTTGCACTTTTTTTGCCCAAGACTTACCAAGATTACTTTCAAGTTGAAAAATACCCTTAGTTTTCCCTTCAGCAAACAGTTGCCAAGTTTTTTTGTCATTATAGTCAATCATGATTATTTCTTGATAACAAATAGTTCATTGCTTTAGTAACACCGTTTAGATCATCTCCTAGAATGCCAATCGCAGTATTACACTTATCACACAGCCATCCTCTAAATGAATTATCGTAATGATTATGATCTAGATGCCAGACTTTAGGGATTTTGCCGCAGCATTCACAAAGTTCTGGCTTTTCTGGTGCCGTTTTATGCAACTCTTTTCTTAGATTAGATTGTTCTTTTATACATGATCTACATCGATTGTCAAGTCTGTCTTTATTTTGCTTATGTTTTGGAAATTCATCTATAGATTTAGATTGTTCGCAATATATGCAAATTTTACTTAACATATAGATTCCCGTCAGCAAATGCTCTTTCAAATTTCATATTTTGATATACTGCTCTGTGAGTTTTCATAAGCTTAATAAATATATTAGCTTCATCTTTTACGTCTTGTAGAGCGTCGTGAGCATTAATTGTGGACAGACCCATTATTCCACGTAAAGAATCCATACTAATAGACTTTATTGTTGGATCACCTTCTGTCCAAGCGAATACATTATCCATTATGTCAAACTTATATACTCTACTAAATAATTTTTGCTTTCTTCTATCTTTATCCCAAGGCCCATGTTCTTCACACAATCTATCCACTATTATCATATCAAAACCAAGAATATTAAAACCAACAGGAATTGGAGCATAAAATGGATCGCCTTTCCAATTATATTGATTTACAAATTGAACAAACTTATTCCAGACAACATGAATGGTTGGAGCCTTGGATAAACTTTCTCTTGTTTTTCCTGTTATTTTTAGTGCCTCATCTTCAATTGGGTCTAAGCCAAGATCAATGGCTTTAGCGTCATCTAATATTGGCTGAATTTCACTATTAAATTGACCCTTTAGCTTAAAATTTCTACCATCTAAAGCAAGAGCAGCAACTTGTGTTGGTTGAGTTTTATTTGGATTTCTAGAACCTGTCTCAAAATCAAATACTATATAGTCTCTTTTAATTGTACACCTTCTCTTTCTTGTGTTCTGCTATATACATAAGTTTCTCTAATAAGCTTAAGCCTAAAATATCAAACTTAACGTGTCCTAAAGCTTCTAGGTCTGCCATTTCTAGTCCAGCTAATTTTTCTTCCTCGTCTTTAGATTTTACCATTGGGCAAACTTTATTAAGTGGCTCTGCGGATATAACAACGCCAGCAGCATGTTTTCCTTGTGTTTTAAATGTTCCTTCAATATTAATAGCTCTCTTGAAATATTCTGCGTAATCTCCATCTAGTTCTCCATCATCATTAATATGGCAAAAGTCGTTCAATTCTTTGCTGTTATTTATTAATGCCCATCTTATAATAGAACGATCTTCATCATCCATTTCTGCTAACTGATCAGATATTTCGGCTTCATTAGGAATATATTTTGTAATTTCATTCATCTCTGAAAAAGAACAAGCCTCATATACTCTTAATACTTCTTTAATTGCACTTCTTCCCTGCAATCTTCCAAATGTTATCATTTGGCTAACATGTCCATGTCCATATTTTTCTTTTAAATAATCTATAACATTATCTCTTTTATTGCTTGGAACATCCATGTCAATATCTGGTAATGAAATATTATCTTTGGTGTTTCTACCATCATTATAAAATCTAGAAAACAACAAATCATATTCTAAAGGATCAATTTGTGTTATACCAAGTAAATAAGATATTAAACATCCTGCGGCACTTCCTCTTCCCGGTCCAGACATCCACCCTTGATTATTTACATACTTAATTATGTCTTGTACAATAAGAAAGTATCCGAACAAATTAGCTCGTTTAATAACTCCAAGTTCTTCCTTAAATCTGTCTCCGTAAAGCTTTTTCTTTTCTTCTGTATCGACCTTATTGGTACCAGATAATAAATTTTTCCATCCTATTCTGCACAACTCTTTTAGATATTCTTCTTCTGAAAGATTGTTTGGGCAGTCAAATTTGGGCAACATTGGTTTATTTAATATATCATAATCTTCACATTTATTTATTATCTCGTTTATTTCCGATATATTTCCTAGCTTAGAAACATCAGCTTCTGGCATAACATTGTATCTAGATTCTGTAAAGAATACTTTTAAATCACTAGGCAATTCATTGTTTCGTATTTGCTTATGTATTTTTGGCAAAGTTGTTTTTAGATCAGAACAAAGTAATATTCTATGTAATTCAGCGTCCTCTTCGTTAATATAATAACTTACCGGAGTAGCAGAAGAATATGCATATGAATCATCACCCAAAGCAGAAGATTTTTTATCTGATAAGCAAATTAAATTTCTTTTAGCAAAGATTTGTCTACATAGCTCTGTTGGTGGATTATTATTCTCATCTAGAGAAGAAACTAATTCTATTAAATCAAGCCAGCCATGTTTATTTTTAGCAAATAATGTATAATTGTCAAAAGTACAGCCAATGATTGGCTTAATGCCAACACTTTTGCAGGCTTTAAAAAATGTAACTGCACCAGAAATGGTTTTGTAATCTGCTATTCCACAAGCAGTATATCCATTCTGTTTGCAAAACTTAGCTAAATCTTTTGGCTTAGAAAAGCCTTTTAGTAAACTATAATGGGTATAGTTTCTTAATGGTGCCCAACTCAATTTTTACCTCAACAATAAAAAGTGTGGGAGACATTAATTCTCCCACATAATGAAAATCAAAAAACAGATAATTATTCTTCTCTTATCAAATTTACAGACAATCCAGGAACAGATGGGGCAAGTGTATCCGCAGCTACGAAATTTAAAATAGCTGGTTCGCTAACATTGCCAACATCATCCACATCAACTAGTGACAATTCTACAGAATCGCCTTGAGTAAATGATTTTTCTCCTAGATTGGTTACTTCACCACTATAAGTTTCAGTTCCAATAACAGAGCCATTTACCGTGACTGTTAATCTACGCTCAACGACATCGGCATCTACTGGTTTATCACACACTAGCTCATAAACTAATCCCATATTTGTCTCCTTTAATAATTTATATCTAAAAAATGGTTTTGATAATATTCTATTTGTAATAGAATGATAACATAAAAATAAAATACTAATTTCTAATAACAAAACTAAAAAAATGAAAAAAATTGTGTCTTTCACATTTGATCCTTTTGCTCCACCTTATTATACACCAAGACAACGCCATTTACAATATGGGCTTGTACTAATTTTGTTTGCTAGCTTCTTCTCTATTTGTAAATACTTTATCCAATTTATGCACTAGGTCGCTACCGGCGTGTCTATAAAAACATGGAAATATTCCATGTATTATTAGGTACATGCCCGCCATGACGCATTCTAATCCATGCAAAATAGCAAAATTAAAATGTTGTGAGTAGGTCATCTTATTTTCTGACAGATGACCCACCCACTTATCATATAATACTTTTACCACGATTTACAAGCCCAGTACCTTGCCTTATATTTTGGCCCCGGATTGTCACAATTGTGTCTGGCCCTAAAACTCTTTCTGCGTTCTGGAATATTCTTCTTAATAGTCATGTTGGGATCACCGAAGTTAACCTTAACAACATTACCCTTTTCATTTTTTACATAAACACTAAATTTCTTTGGACCACTTGGTGTTCTAAAAGGTTTATTAAGAGTTACTTTTCGTCCTTGATACTCTGAGGCTTTACCAACATAAATTAACGGTCGGCCTTCTTTTTCATAAACACCGCGTCTATTGTATGTATATAACTCCTGAGTTTCTGGATCTTTATATTGAAATTTTGATTCTGTGTCTTCCATATCATTCATATCTTCTGTGTCTAGTTCAGATGGATCTTCAACATATTCATCTTCGTATTTTCCTGGCTCATAATATGTTACAAAATCATAAACATTTTGCACATATATTTCTGCCTTAGAAATCATATCTTTTGTCCAATCTTGAAATTCTATTTCCATAGTTTTTATCTTGGAAACAACTTCCATAAGTTGATCGTGCATTTTTTGCAATTGCTCAACTGCCATTTCGCTACCGCTATCAGATTGAGCTTTTTTAAATGATTTTGGATCTGGACGATCTGGATCGCCGGTTTTTGCTGGCTTATAGTTTTTGCCCATGCGTTCCTTTTTCTTTCTTATATTTTCCCATAATCCAGGCTTTTCCTTTGCGCAGTCCCACTCTTCTGTTGTTTCGCCAAAATCTACATATTCTGCTTCAGCTGGTATATAGAAATTGTCTTCGCTAATTTCTTCTTCATATCCATATACTTCCATTTGCATTTGAAAATCAGCGGATTCTATACAGTCGCAACCAGCAGTGGCTTGCTGTATGCAAATAGCAACACGCTGTTTTGAGTCTGGATAATCTTTTTTCATTGTTTCATTGCTCATGCAACGAGATACAAAACTATCTTTTTGTTCATCTTTATTTCTTTGTGGTAGTGGCATATTATTCTCCTAATATTGTTTTTTTTGCATTATTAAATATGTTATCTATACTATTTGGTGGTATTTTATCTTTGAAATAATCATAAATTCCAACAACCATTTCGTTATTTGGATCTCTAGTAATTTCAAGCCATCCTATAAAATAATTCCATATTCTATCTTCAAGGATTAGTGGATATTTTACGCCAAGTGGCCTACCAAACCTGTGCATCCACTTAAGTTGTGGTAAACATATATTTTTTCCACCATTTCTTCTAAATTTTTCTGCTATATAACCTTCTTCTCCACCAAAACCTTTAAAGTGTTTAGATATTCCAGGCCAATATTTTTTTTCAAATGAACAAAGCCCCATTCCTTGCATTTGTATTTCAAATGGATCTCCAGCATTATATTTTTGATGATCAGTTCCCCATGTTCCATACATATGTCCGCTCCATCCTGGATTAAAATGTGTGGAAATATTTTTACAATCATCATAAAGTAGTGGGCCTTGTATTAAATTTGGACAATCAGGATTAGCAAAATAATATTTCATTAATTCTATTAGTGCATTTTTTACTAGTAATACATGACAATCTAATATTAATATATATTGTCCAGTGGCATGTTGAACTATTTCATATTTGTTAAAACTAGATTGTTTATCAGTTTTTTCTATATATTTCCCACGATTTCCTAGCCCGTTAATAAATTTTGCGGTTTCTTTTCCGCTGGCACTATTTGGGTTATTATCTATAATTACATATTCTACTTCGTCTGTGTCACATATATCGTGATACATCCTTAGAGCTTGAATTGTAAAATACGCTCCGTCATAATCATCAAAAACAGACATTCCAATTGTTAAAAATTTACTCATATTTTAACCCGGAGCTTCATAAAAGCCAATGTCAAAACCTTCTCTCTTACAGTCTGTTATGGTCTTATTTATTCCATGTTTTTGTATATAACTATCTATATATACACACATACTTTGATTTGTTTCGGGCCAATTATTCTTGCAAAAATGGCATAATTTGGTGCATTTCCAGCTACTTCTATCATTGGATATTGGTTTTGGTGCGTTATTTGCCTGTATTTCTTGGAATCTTACACGCAACATCTCCAAAAACTTGTCATGATCAGATCGGTCAAAACACATAGAAAATGGACCGCCATCTTTTATAAAAAAGATAGACATAATAGCCTGTCTATATTGAGGAAATAACTTAGAAATAGCATAATTATATAGTAATAATTGGGGGTCTGTATTTAACTTAGCATACGTTTTTTCTTCGCCAGTTGCCCAATCTAATCTTCTTCCGGTTTTATAGTCCACTATTTCCATGGTATTTTCATCAATCTCAGTTACCAAATCTATAGTGCCTTTTATTGCTAGTTGACCATTAATAACCTTTCCATCAATCTCATATTGGTATTTAGCCCACTCTTCTTCTATTAGAATGTCAAAATGTGGTTCTGCGGCTACTATATGTCTATTTCTAGGATCAAATTGTCCACTATTAAATTGAATAGTATCAAAGCACATTGACAAACAGTTCTGCTTATCAGCTTTAGAAAATGTATTATGTGGAGATCTATTAGAATAATATTCAAAGCTTTTATCTAATAATGTTTTAATTATAGCATCTTTATATAAAGACGTTTTTGTAACAGAAATTTCTCCAAGGGCATCATCAATAATAGTTATATTTTTTGCTGATGTGTTATTTTGTAACTCTTTTTTCAGTGAGGCTAAAGCTTCCATGACTTTATGAACAATGGTACCTAAGTCTGCCTTTTTCCCACTCAACGATTGATATCCTAAAACATAAGTAATAAAGTATTGCATTTCACAATACGCATAATTATTATATGATGAACTTCTTAAGTATGTTACTATCATGTTAATTCCATAGTGTTTTTAGTGAATTGATTTTATTGCAAAAGTCTGCAATACTAATATTTTCATTGTCTATTACTTCGTTAAAATTAGACCAATCATAACGATCTTTGTCTAGAGCTATTTCGCTTTCATGTTGACTGTTAGCTATATTTCTAGTTAATCTAACTACTATTCCCCCATTCTTTTTTATTGCTTCAACTTCATTTGGAAACCTTACATCAGGAATAATTGCAAGCCTTGGTTGTTCAATGAGAATTCTTTTAATTGTACTATCTACCCATGCATTATTATATATTTTTCTAACTATTGTTGTGCCAAAATATTGTAAAAAATCTCTAGAAGTCATATAACCAGTTTTTCCATCAGAAAGTGGAATATTATCCCATTTAATAGTTGTTAATGTATTTTTGTCTGTGTCGCTACCATATACCTGACTCTCTGATAGATTGAATATATTAATAGATAATTCTTTTAGTATATCAGCAAAGTGATATATTTTTATATATGGCCATAATTCTTTTTCGGCATATGAAACAAATTCTTTATCTTTTCTAGTCACATCCAATATTCCATATCCAGAATTTCCACCCATATCTTTTGTGCTGATAGCCAACCTGCCATCATTATCTATATAGAATCCTTCTATCATTTCTAAATCTTTTAATACTTGGCCATTTATGTAATTGGCTGCGGTATTTTTACCCGATTGCTTTCTTCCAGAAATACCTATTATTTTCATTTTAATATAGCCCCTTAAGATCGATTAGTACTTTGTCTTGTATATCTTTTATAGACATATCCCCAATGTCTTTTGCGTCAAATTTTGGAAAATAAATATTATGAGATCTATTAAATTGTCTTTTGATTTGTGTTTTAGCTTCTCTTCCAGCCTGATCATTGTCTGTTAAAACAATTAGATTTGTTACTGGCATTTGGTGTATTTTAGTTTCTTGTTCTTTGGATATATCTTTACCAAAAATTCCAACTGCATTATATACTCCAGCCTCATACAGTCTCCACACATCACATTGTCCTTCTACTATAAATAATGTCGATGTTTGTTTTGCTCTTTCAAGTGCTCTATGATAATTATAAAGGTAAAATTTTTTATCAAATCCTTTTGGAAAAATTAAATACTTTGGTATTTTATATTCTTTGACAGATCGTCCTATTAACCCAACCACACTGCTACCGTCATCGCTATGAATTATGGCTACGGCCCTATCCTTCATAGCTTGGATATCAATGTTTTCACACACATCAAAATGCGTTAGAGTTTGTTGTGCAAATCCTCTAGATAAAAAATAAGAGGAGTGTTTCCATTTATCTTTATCTAAATGTAGTAACTTTTCTTTCTCATTTCTATTATTGACTTTAAATATATTAATTACATTTATTAAGTCTTCATATGGATCTGGTGCTAAATGTATTGTGTTTTTAGATTTTTTAATTGAGCCATTTATTTGTAATAAGTCGCAAGACCATTTCAATACATCCCTAAATGCAACCTCTGATCCATTTTGTTGGGATAAGACTCCACCAATTAAACCGAAGATATCACTTTTGTGATCATCTTGACAGCCCCTAGTCCAACATTTCCAATATCCACGCTGTATAGAATATGAAAACGCTCTTGGGTTGTCGCTATTGCCATGAATCGGACAAGTTGAATAAAGATTGTCTCCCATAACATCGTATTCTATTCCTAACTTTTGAAATACAAGTTCATAGTTTTTCTTTAATTCATTCTTGATCTGATTCAAGTCCATCTTTTATCCTTTTAATGTCATCATTATTGACAAGTCCTGTGTCTCCAACGGGTTGATTTTTCAATTCATTACGAGTTTTTAATTCATTTAATCTAGCATGTGATCCTTGCATTGAAATATTTATATAATTTCCGTCATCTAGACCAGAACCATGCCTAGTGACTATTGGAACAAGCTTACGATTACCAGCATTTGGGCCATCTTCAGCTAATTCTTCTGGAGACTTCATTTTAAATATTGAAAAAGATGTACATAGCCAAATCAATCTATCTGATCCGCTAACTGTATCTGTACTTTCTCTAGTAATACCATCTCTATTCAATTGTACAAATGATAAGCATGGGATATCTAGCTTTACGCATAAATTATGCAATGATGTTATTTGAAATCCTAAAGCTTGATATTCTTGCACATTATTACTTATAGAATCAGAAGACATTAATTTAAGATAATCATATATAATAAGACAATTGTTTGTTTTACCAGTTTCATCTGTTTTGACTTCTTGTACTATCCACCTTTTGATTGTGTTTAATATCTGCTCAAATGGTTTGCCAGCAACGCTAATATAACTATACGGCATTGATGCTAGCTTTTTAGAGGCTAACATAACTTTCTCGTATTTATCCTGATCTTCTGTAAACTTACCTGTTGCTATCTCATTAATTGGTACTCCACTAAGATTTGCTAGTATTCTATTCAAATGGTCTTCCTTTCCCATTTCTGTATCAAGCATGAGCACAGGTATGCCTTGAGAACAAACATTAACCGCCACATTGTCTGCAAAAACTGTTTTTCCAACTTTTGGCCGTGCTGCTACAAGATCTACGCATTTTCTTCTTAAACCGCCACCAATTGCCTCGTCATATCTTTTAAATCCAGTAGGTATGCCAACAACGTCACATTTATTTTCACTTAAAAAGTTTAAATAATCTTCAATATTGTTGCCTATCTTTTCTGGATTTTTACCGCCGGTATCTTCTCTTAAAAAATCTGTAACAGGATTTTCTAGAATGTTAATGATTTCATCAATATGTTCATTTCCACTAATGTCATCTATATCTTTAGCAATTTTTTGTGTAAGCTTTTTGATATTCCTTGCAAATTCAAACTTTTTGATTTGTGCGGCAAAACTAACAGCATTTTCCTTGTTTACTGGAAAATCAAATAAGGACTTTATATACTTTAATTCTTGTGGAGTATTTATAGTATCTAATACATTTAATTGAGAAGCAGCGGCTAATAAAGAGGCAACATCAACAGTCTGATTATTTTCTAATATTTTTTGTATGCACTTATATATAACTTGATTATTAATATTTCCAAAAGTGTCACTGGAAATAATATCTGAAACCATAATATAAGCATCCATGCCATATTGGACAAGTGCTGATAATATAGCCCGTTCAGACCCAATGTCGCTCAATTGTTTATTCATAGATTATTTCCTGCTAGCACACCTATCACACCTGTAGTATTCTCCATATACAAATCTTGGATCGGTATCAAAACTTTTACCACAAGTATGACACTTAATAGATACCTTTTCAACCTTTTCTCTTGTTCTTGGTGTTGGCTCATATTTGGGGGTTTCAATATTTCTATCTTCTCCCGTGTCAGTCCACGTGTTTTGTTTTGCACGAACGGGTTCTTTTCTTCGCTGATTTGGTTGAACCTTTTTGGTTTGTGCAATAAATTGATTTTTGTCTTCTTCTTTAGGCTGATTATTTATTTCTTCTACAGCATTATTTTTAGTTAAAGCTTTTAGTAATGCAGCCTTTTGCTCATCTGTTAATGTATCTAAAAATGCATCTATGCTCATGACCTTTTCCCCTTTTCTAATAAAATGTCAGCTTTTCTTTTTAGTTCATATACTTTTCCATCAAGAGCTTGTAATCTAGATTCTGCTATAGATCTCATATTATCTACGGATGCGGCAAATGTATTCTCTTGTGCTAGTATGTATTTTTTAGTTTCATGCTTAGTATATTGACCAAACATTTGTTGATTTTCAGCAATAAGTCTTTCTAATTGTTCGTTGCACCAATTTAATGCTATTTTATTTCTATTAATTTCATCTTGAATATATGAAGCATACCCATATAGCATATATGCACAGTCAAATAGTTCTTGCTGTGTTAACTTTTCTACTTGTGCTTTATTTAAGTCTGCATATAATAAAAATTCTTCTTTGAATGAAGCAAACTTAGTATTTGTCTCATTTAAATATTTAGTAATATTTTGTATGTGTTCTTGTAGTTTGTCAGAAGCTTTGTTCAATTTGATTTCTCCAATAATCGTCTGAGTCGGAATATTTAAGTGTAACTAGACTAATACCATTTAGCTCGCACCAATCTATTTTATCCTGATCTTTTCCTTTTGCAAGCACAAAATCAGATGGGGCTTTGTGAAAAAATGGCGTAAATTCATAGTGCTGTTGACCATGTACCTCAAATGCTCTTTTTATTTGTGGTATATAGAAATCAAGATATAGCACACCTTTTCTGTATCTTGCTGTGCTGCCGGGGAGTTTAACTTCTTCTAAAATTCTATAACTATGAAATATCTCTTTTAATAAGTTTCTAGCTCTTAAATGATATTTAGATCTTGGCCTTGTTTCATTGTTAAATACATTATATTTAGCTAGGTTCCAAGTATATTCTTTTCCATTGATTCCTTTAACTTTCATTAGTTTTTTCTCGCTTTAAATAAAACGCATCTCCCCAATTCCCACCATCCATAGATGTTTCTAGTCTTATAAATCCTAATGGATACAAGAAATTATCTATGTCTGTCATTTGAGCACAATTTTTATATAAACTTTCTATATTTACTTCACATATTATGTAATCTATATTTTTTAATGTGTTAATACCACCTTTTAATACTTCTAACTCATATCCCTGCACATCCATATTGATCATATTAAATCCAGAAGTATCAAATGAATCTAATGTTGCTATTTGAACTTCTTCTTTATCTGGAAATTGTATATGTGGATATTGTTTTAAGTGTATATCTGGCTCAAGTATTGAACTTGATTGACCCAAATTAGCTGTTTCTATATGCATAGTAGCTATTCCAGAATAATTACCTAACGCAACGTTTATGCATAAATGTTCTGGAACATTACGAATTAATTCATTAAAATTATGTTTTACAGGTTCAAAAAATAATAATTTGTTTATATTTAAAGTTTTATATAATTTATACTCTTCGCCAAAATGAGCACCAATATGCAAAACTCCAGAAATATTAAGTGAATATTTATTTATAAGGCTAAATAAATTTAATAACATGATTATTCCTTATTTAAATCTTTAATATTAGTATATATAAAATCAGCAAGTTCAGAGTTAGCACTTAAAAATTCTGCTAAATTATTAGAGCCTTGAAACTTAAAGAATTTTTCTATATCTTCTGGATTATTGGATATATTATTTTTCTCTAATAAAGACTTTACAGCTGGATGTTCTAAGTTTTCTACAGCACAGGATATTGTATACCAAGCACCACTGGTTTTAATTAGTCTAAACTCACAAGCGATTTGAACTATTTCTTGAACTTCATCTATGCCAATTCCATATCTTATCCAGCTTTCTGCTGTGCTATTGGGTCTTCCGCCAGCATTAGATGTTTTAATAGACCAATTTGCTATTTGCCCAACGTGTGGACCAGTATCTTTAGGTACTTGCCATTTACCCCTATGAGTAATTATCATATTGGTACCAGCCTGATATTGTAACATGTTTCCACAATCTGCCATTTTTTGTGGAGCATAAGGAGATCCACCAGTATTTGCTATATTATGTGTTACGCATATCAAAATGATTTTATTCTTCATTAACGTACCACTTATACGCTTAAAGAACATGGATAATAATCTTGGCAACGCATTTCTTACTCCAGTTCTTACTTCACCCTCTAATTCCTGTGCTGGAACCATATTGGATAAAGAGTCGGCTATGATTAAACAGTTTGGATCATTATTGATATAGTACTCAATAATATTTAAAAAGTCTTCTGCTGTTAATATTCTATCGTCTGTTGATTCTACAATTAAAATCTTATCTGAATCCAGACCCTTGATGCCTTCAAAGTTTTGCTTTGCTAATCTACCTTCTGTATTGATATAGATTACTTTCTTGTTTTTCTTTTGGCACTTGGCCGCAAAATGAAGGGCAGTAGTGCTTTTGCCACTTTTGGGATCTCCTGTCATTACCACAACAGAGCCTTCTCTAATTCCGCCACCAAGAGCAATATCTAACGCTGGAGATACGCCTATAACTTCTAGCTGATTAATGCTTTCTAAAACTTCTGTTCCACTCCTGATAATATCTCCATACTTGTTAAGTAATGATGATGTCACAGAATCTTGTGAAAATTTCTCTTGCCCACTTTTCTTTTTTGTTTTCATAGATTCCTCAATTTGTTGATACTTGTCTTATGTTTAGAGTATGATTGTGACTGTCTGGCTGTAATATTTTCTTTTATCGGTTGCTGTTCAGTTAATTCTTGATTGTTCTTGGATTGCTTGATTTTAATATCATATGCCGATATGACCTTTTCTGCCAATGGATTTATTTTATATCCACGACCATTTTGTATTCCAATAACTAATAACTTATCAAAATCTTTAGATTTAATAGCTTCTAATATAGCTTCTTCGCTATACTTTTTTTTCAATTGTCTTGCGGCACCAAGCTGCTTTCTCCACAACCAATAATTGGGATCACCTTTAGTCCAGAACTTATATGCTGGCCTACCTATGTTCAATTTTTCTGCTCGTCTTAAAACAATATATTCTGCCACATACGCTTCAAAAGTGCAATATTCACCAGTATGTATGTGTTTATATTTGTGAGTTTCTGACCACTCTTTTTGGTATTTCTGATTAAATAGCGTTGGTTTTTTTGGCTCTTTCTCCATGATATATTATAGCCTCCTCAAAGCAATTGTCAAGTTCATCAATATAGGAAGATTCTTCTACAAGCTCTGGTGTAATCCACATAGTTTTATGCATTTGATTATTTTTTAAATAACCAGTAGTATAACAATGCTTAGTATTTCCACCAAATTCCCCTTTAAGGGATCTAACAATATATATTGCATCAGAATCTTTAGTATCTACAATTATTTCGTGTGACTTATATCTTAAGCCAATAGCATCAATATTAAAATTGTGAGTTTGAACTAAATTTCTAACTTCTGATAAATTGGCGTAATGCTGTAGGTATACATCTTGTCCATTTGAAAACTTGATATAAATCCATACATTTTTTTTATCTTCTGAATTTAATGTAGAATATACATTTTGCCAATTTTCATACCCATAAACTAAATTAGACATTTTTAATTTTTGTTATACAATCTTTGTGGACAGCGTTCTTATTTTTTTTGATAGCATCTCCCATCATAGAGGCTGTTTCTGTCATTACTACTGAGCCTCTTTCATTTCTACCAAAATGGTCGCCAGCTTTAGCAGCAGCAATTTTAGTACCGAAATTATTTTTAATGTATGTTTTTATTGTTGTAACTTTTCTATCTAATATATCAGCTAATTCTTGCGGATCTTTAATTTTATAATGATGCTCTATATAAAAAGCTTCAACTTGGCTAATTGGTCCTGTTTTAGACATTAATATAACTCCTTTGTGCTCTAGTCATATATAATGCGTTTTTAGTCTTTAAATATAACATATAATAGTCAAATACAGACTTGGATACAGATTTTAATTTTATTTCTAATGTAGCTTCTCTGTGACTGTCTGTTCCTTTGGGATCATATGGAGAATTGTTGTATGTTGCAATTAAATATTTGAGCTGCTTTACTCCATTATTTAAAGTAGTTTCTGTGAATTTAGCAAAAACTTTATCTTTTGGTGAGCAAGCATTGCCATTTTTATTAAAAGCTTGTTCTTCTATTGATGGTTGAAAATCAGTTTTTGAATATGAGTCAACAAATTTCATTTTTCACCTGTTATAATATATTTTTTTTGTTGTTCCGGTGTCATCTTATTAATCTCTTTTTTATTTGCTGAACCAAATTGGTCAAAAAATGATGAGCTTTTTTGTTTGGAATTCTTAGACTTTTCTGTTATTTCAGATCTTTTATAAGAACCCATCTTAGACCAATTATTATCAGCTAATTGTCCTATGGTTTTTGCTTCTTTACAGAATGATCCCAACCCACCAGTTATAAGTCTATTTAAAGAATTATTATTGCATTTAGTGCATAGCGTGATGGGATCATCATGTATAGATTGATAATAATCTACTATCCTATGCCCACAATGTGAGCATTCATAATCATATAACATTACTTATCTTTCTAGTGCCGCCAAAATGCTTGCTATGATACCATTCCTCTGTATATCATGATAGCCCAATTCGCATATTCCTACACCATGAACATTTTTTAGTCTTTCCACGCAAACAGATAATCCTATATTATTATATAAGTCTGTTTGCTTGGTATCGCCATTTATAATCACTTTAGAATTTTGTCCTATACGTGTTATAAACATTTTAATTTGCTCTAATGTGCAGTTTTGGGCTTCATCTAATATCATATAAGCATTATTAAAAGTAAGACCACGCATTGTTTCTAATGGCTCAAATTTAATTTGACGATTATTGATATATAAACCAAGCTTGTCTCTTCCTAGAAAATATTTAAGATTTTCTTCCATTGGTGCTAAATATGGCTTTATTTTTTCACCAATTTCACCAGGAAGAGAACCTATATCTTTTCCAGAGCAGATTAAAGGTCTAGTTACTATTATGGAATCTATTTTACCTTTAAATAAGTGTTCTGCCGCTATTCCAGCAGCAATGAAAGACTTGCCCGTACCAGACGGTCCAGTACAGAATGTTACATCATTTTCTATTATAGACTTTATATATTCCTTTTGGTTATTTGTTTTAGCTTCTAGTGGTGTAACGGTTTGTGCTTTTTTTTCTTTTTGTTTTTGTTTTTTGTTCTTACGCGAGTTGTTATAGTCCGCTGCTTCCAAAGCCGTGTTCTCCCCGCTGCGAAGAATCTAACGACTCTAAAACGTTTAGATTGACGTTAGGAACTTCTTGGAATATAATCTGAGCGATTCTATCCCCACGATTTATTTCTACAGCATTTACATCTGTATTATATAAACAAACCAGGATCTCTCCCCTGTAGCCAGCATCTATAACGCCAGCTAAAACGTCTATACCTTTTTTTACTGATAGTCCAGATCTTGGCCATATAAGACCGGCTAAATTATCTGGCATTTGTATTGATATGCCAGTATGTACAACTGCTCTTTGCTGTGGCCATATTACAGTATTATTTGTTGCATATAAATCCCAACCAGCATCATTATGATTGGTTTTTGTTGGAACTGTCGCAAGTGGATCTAATAGTTTTATACCAATATTTTGTATCATAATATGCCTCCTAAATCAATATCTTCTAAATCATTTTTACTGGCACCAATTTTATAAGATGTAATTTCATGTTCTTGTGGAGCGACTTGTACCGCCTCACTGTTCATCCAAGGATCTGTCCAGCCAGCTATTGGATTTTTACAACCCTTTTCATATGGTAATCCAATATTTTTTCTTCTTGTCATACATAGCCAGTTGATATATTCGGCCATGACTTTTTCATTTAGTCCAATAATAGAGCCATCTTTAAATAAATATTCAGACCACGCCTTTTCTTCCGAAGCGGCAGAATCAAACATTTGACAGGCTTCTTCTTCGCATTCTTTAGCTATTTCAGTAAATCCTTCTTCTGGTACTGTGTGTAATATTTTAATTATTTCTTGCGTGTTATAAAGATGTAGTGCTTCGTCACGCTTAATAAGCTTAATAATATCTGCATTGCCAACCATCTTTTTGTTTTCCGCAAAAGCAAAAGCGCATATAAAGGAAACATAAAATCTTACCGCTTCTAAAATATTAACACTTATTAGCGTAAGATATATTTGTTTTTTAATGTCTCTTGTTTTGCCAGAAGTAGAAATGTCTCTCAATGTATTATATTCTTTTATTGCAACATTGGCTCGTTTAAGAATTTCTTTATCTGTCAAGCAGCTATCAAGTATTTCACTTGGGTTATTATATACATTCTTAATAATGTAGGTATAACTATAGCTATGGATCTGCTCAAAAAACTGCCATACATTCATGCAGGCTTCTAGCTCTGGATTAGAAACATATTGTGTTAAAGTTGGAACGCCCCTACATATAACACTATCCATCATTGTCTGGTATTTAAGATTAGAAGTAAATATAAATCTCTCATTGTCAGACATGATTTCATCATTTTTAAAGTCGTTTCTATCCTTCTTTAATTCTATTTCTTCTGGTCGCCAAAAAAATTCTAATTGCTTTTTATACAAGTCAAAAAATACTGGATACTTAAACTTATCATATCTCTGTAGAGATAAATCTTCGCCCAAGAATAATGGTTGCGACAAATAGTCTACGTTATTTTTATTCAATATTGTTTTCATCTTTACTCCTTATATTGCACAAGAACCAGATTCACATCCAGAAGATTTTTCTGTTTGTCCATCACCGTCAGGCGTGTTGCAGTAGTAGAAATTTTTAACGCCATATTTAAATCCATATATCTGGTCCTTAATTAATACACTTAATGGAATATTTCCATCTTGATAATGTGCATAGTTATAATATAAATTTACGCTTATGCTCATGTCTACAAATTTTTGCAAAACAGCACATATATTTAAAATAGACTTATTGTCTGTCATATCCCAAGCTAATGAATAATAATTTTTACGAGAAGCATAATTTGGTACTAATTGTTTTAAAACTCCATTTTTAGCTTTCTTATAAGACATAAGACTGCGAACAGGCTCAATACCATTTGTACTATTCTGTATAACGCTAGAAGATTCGCATGGCATTATAGCGGTTAGTGTAGAATGTCTTAGCCCGTGAGTTTTAATTCTAGCTCTCAAGCTCTCCCAATCCATAGTATACTCTGGCTTAACCAGTTCGTCAACTGTTTTTTTGTACCAATCTATAGGTAACAGTCCTTGTGCGTATTTAGTTTCTAAAAATTTATTACATGGACCTAATTTTTCTGCTAATTTACAAGACTCATTCAGTAGGTGCCATTGAATTTTTTCTATGGTTTGGTGTACAAGCTTTAATGTATTTTCATCGTCATATTTTAATTTATTTTTAGCTAAATATGCTGCGAAATTTGTTATACCAATACCAAGCGATCTACGATTTTTTGTGAAGTTTTCTCCAGCAAGAATAGGATAATCTTGATAGTCAATAATTAATTCTAATGTTCTAACGGCTATTGAGCAGGCTTTTTCTATATCTTTATCGGATTCTAATTCTAATAAATTTAGTGCTGACAAAATACAAATGCCTATTTCTCCATTTGGATCATCTATTGAATTTATTGGCACAGTTGGGTGAATAATTTCTTGGCACAAATTTGACATATATACAGGAGCAGCCCAAGACCCATGTTCATTTGCGTTGTCAATATTCATTACATAAATGCGACCAGTTTCTAGTCTTTCTTTAGCAAAAACTTCTGCCAACTTTCTAGCATTTATCTTTTTCTTCATTTTGATATGTCTACTATTTTCATACTTTTCATATAGCCTTTTAAAATCTTCATTATTGTTCATAGAGCTATATAAGCCGCCGGTTTCTTCTGGGCTAAATAAAGTGATATCTTCATTCTTTACTAGGCGTTCATAAAAAAGCTTATTAAATTGAATAGAGTAATCTAGTTTGCGTACTCTATTATCATCTGTTCCTGCGTTATTTTTAAGTGCCACAATATCTTCTATTTCATAATGCCAAAATGGCACATGCACAGTAGCAGAACCTCCGCGAATGCCATTCTGGCTTGTTGCTTTTACTGTAGATTCAAAAATCTTTAAATATGGTATAACGCCAGTATGTATAACTTCCCCTCCGCGAATACTAGAATTAATGGGACGAATTCGACCAATGTTTAAGCCTATTCCTGCTCGTCTTGCTGTATACTTACCAACAGCATGAATACTAGAAAAAATAGAATTTAAATTATCTTCAACATCGACTAAAACGCAGCTGGCAAACTGCTTTATTTTTGTTCTAACGCCCGCCATTATTGGTGTTGGTAGATTGATCTTAAAAGTAGAAAAACACTCATACGCTTCTTTAACTTCTTCTATGGTGTTAAAAAGAGACATTGCTATACAAATGTACGCAAATTGTGGGGTTTCATATATTTTGTTAGTGAGTCTATTCTTTACTAAATATTTATCAATTAATTGCTGTAGTCCAGCGTATGTAAATAAATAATCACGATCATGATCGATAAATTTTTCTATTTGTTCAATTTGCTCTTTAGTATATTTAGCTAAAATAGTACCATCATAAACGTCGCTTTCAATATTGCTTTTTATGTGTTCATATAATGAGGGAGGATTGTCGTATCTAGCCCACAAATCTTTTCTCAAAGACATATTCAACAGCTTTGATGCGACATACTGATAATTAGGATTTGATGTAGATGTTAAATCATTAGCCGACCTAATCAAAATATGGTGAATTTCTTTGGTGGTTACGCCATCGTGCAAAGAAAGCTTGGCGTTCATTTCGATATCGGAGAAAGATACGTTGGTTATTCCATTTGTGGCCCACTCAACGACTTTATGAATCTTTTCAACATTATATGGTTCAGATTGACCATTCCTTTTTTTAACCAACATATATATTTCTCCCGCAGTTGTTTATTTTTTAAGCTAAAATCAACTAGTTAATTTAGCAAATATCTTCTCTATAATCCATTTCAATATCACTGGCAATATGACATATATAACAATGAAACTGATTACAAAAGACCCGTGCTTTTTCTCTTCTTTTATAGACTCTTTGACAAAATTATAGCAATCCTTTTTTAGCCTTTTGTTGTTTTTGAAATCTTCTGACGTTACGCCAGAGGAACAGCATATTGTAACCCACTCATCGGCATATTGCAAGCACTTGTCTGCAATTTTTTTTCTTTCATCATCTGGATATTTTTCATTAATTTCTTCTTTTATGTCATCAAGGGTGAAAGTTTTAGAAGCAAATAATTGCTCAGAATCTTTAGTATAAGAAAATTTTAAATCTGGAAAATACTTTATTTTAATAGTGCCACCATTTTCGGAGAGAACAATGCCCTGTATCCAGGCTGATATTGTAATAAATTTTTTCCAACTAATATTGGGTAAACTGTTGTTAAATATTAAAGATACATCTCCGCTTGGATCTTCACCAAACGTCATTTGCAACGGCTGTGGAAATTTAATATTAACATCTTTAAAAGAATAGCCTGTAGAATCAAATATTTTATTTAGAATTTCTTTAATTTTTTTTAATGGTAATGTCATCATTTAATTAATCTCCAAGCTAATCCACCAAAGACATTTTGTAAAGCCACCTTTTCTTCTGCTGTAATTGTGTGATTATCTTCACCAACTACTGTTTTAAATAAAGTTTTTAATTCTTCTGGAAGAGTGTTATACTTATCTTTAATAGAATCTTCAAAAAAGTATTTTGCAGCTAAAACGTATATATCATTTATTTTTTGCGTGTCTGTATTGTATTTATTTATTCTTTTGCTAAAACTATAATTAAAAACAGCAAGCTTAATTCTATCATCTTTGTTTGTAATAAGTTTACTAATCGGATTTACAATAGCTAGTATTTCATCTGTTGGAGTATCTAAATCTAGTTTAATGGCTGGAGTTGGATCAATGGGAACTATATTAGGTATAGTAATTTTTGGACTTACAGCTAATAAAAGTATAGCTATAGCAACCAAATTTAATATAGTTTTTTTACTCATCTTTATCACCATTATTTAATAGAGGAAATACTTCATCTAGCTTTTTGTTAGCGGCACTAAATCCACCCATTATACACATATGTTTTAGTTTATACCATAAATTTATCATGTGTAAAAAGTCTTTTTCGCTAAAAACTTGTTCATCTTTTTTTCTAAATACTAATTTGCTAATTAAGTATGTAAAGTCTACATTGACAAATAGTATTAATAGCAATCCTGCTAAGACAAGACCAATCCTTGTGTATAAATCGAGTTCCATTGTTTACCTCTTTAATATCTGTGTGGTCTTACCGTGATATGGACATTGAGTAGTGTGTCCGTCACCTTGCTTAATTATACCTGTTCCTTTGCATGGGCATTTGGCTACATCTGGATTTGGTCTAATTATTTCGTCTGGTGTTGGTTGAACATTTAGAATCTTTTCTTCTGCTTTTTCAAAAGCTTGATTGGCTTCTTCAACCATGAAAGACACATCACTAAAAGCTGAATCTATGTTACAACTATATTGAGTGGCGCATCCGGCAAAAAATATCAAACATAATATTAAATATTTCATTTTTACCTTTCTTATTATTTGGGCTAAAGCCACTATATTATACACTGGAAAAGCTTCTTTTAGTATGTAGAAAAACCGCTTAAGTCAATATTACTAAGAGTATAAGAACCTCCAAGAGAAGACATTGTGTTGTTTATTTCAGTTATAAATGAACTAACAAATGCTCCCGTGCCTCCTCCAGTTAATACGCCCAATAAAACTGGTTCATTATTAATAAGTATGAAATAAGGACTTCCACTATCAAATCTAATAATACCATTATAAAAATTAGAATATTTTATATCTCCATTAGTACCAAAAATATTTGATAATTCATATAGTGTGTATATGCTAGCACTTTCAAACTGATTAAACCAAAATGATGGTATTTTTTTAGTATAATGTATATTGGGTAAATATGTGCTCCAATTAGATGGCAATATTTTAGCAAATTTAATTGTGTTTGGAACATCACTATTTAAATAACCTATAGCAATATCTACAGGCCCACTTGGAGAAGTTACTTGCTGTATTGAGCTAAGAGTTCTTGTTACCACATCTCCAGACTGAGAAACAAAATACATGGTTGCGCCAACACTTGGATAAAAACTAAAATGTTTACAAAATATAACGTGTCTTGGAGAAATTAAAGTGCCAGCCATTATATTGCCGCCAGTAGAATTCCACGGCGAAGCACAAGACATATCAACTGAATTAATCCAGCAATCTGAATTACGAACAAACGAAGAGCCATTTGCTACTGTATAAACATTCTTTTGCGTTTTGGCAGCAATTAAATTATCTATTTGATTTGTACAATGATGTGCCAATGATCCAGAAGCCCATCCTAAAAAAGTATCAACAGTTGCTCCTGTTTGAGAATAGCTGTTAACTTTTTTGATAACAGTTTCTCCATCTGTTGATACACCTTTGATAACAGCTGTTCCAGTTCCTTGATAAGATGATATTTGTTGATTTAAGCCTGATGGTATTGGATGTGATACTATATTTATATTATCTGAATAATAAGATATATTTTGAAAATAATCTGGTTTGAGAATAGACGCATTAATAATAAAATCTGTTACATATGACGCTTCTATTGAGCGTGAAAATGTTGTTAATGGTGTTCCACTAGTAGAGTCATTTTTGTCTAAATTTATTACAGAAACACTTGGATTATTAGTTATTCTTTGTGTTGGAGTAATAGATAGATCAAAAGATCTTTCTGATAATGATTTTTTTTTAAAAGTTCTATTAAATGTTGATGTTGCCAATCCACAACTAACTGGATGATTTTTTGATGGGTTCATGGAGAATTAATTCCGCTTAGTGATCCATTTAAACTATATCGTATAACTCCACCGTCTGCTACTGGAGCAAAAGATCCTGCTGTTAATCTACAATACAGTACTTTGCCGCGTGTTCTTACAGGATCTCCTCCAGCAAATGAGCCACTTGATCCAACACAATTTGTATAGGATACGTCGGTAGATCCAGTATTATTATAAAAATAACCAATACAATTAATATGATCTCCTGTTCCTGCCATGTTTCCAGAGCAATGGACGAAACGACCATCAGTAGAAACCGTTGCATCTAATATACTACAATTGATGCATGTAATAAGTGTTCCATCTGCGAGTATGTTATTACAATTTATATATGTACCACGTTGTGGTCCAATACTACCAGTGCTAAAATTACAATTTTCATATATATTATTGCTATTAGCTTCGCTGAATACTCCACCAGTTATATGCACCCCTTTAATTCTAACATTTTCATCGCTTGGCAAAAATAGTCCTCCAGCAACAGGACCAGTGTCAATAATTACTGATGTTTCACATCCATACTCTTTTTTATATGATCCTAATCCTAATATATCTACATAGCCTAATAAACTAGAAATATTACTCCAAATATATTTTCCTGGCATTATAATCAAACAAGCTCTATTGGTATTACTTAATGGTTGATTGTTTGGTGTTAAAGCTGCTGCTTCTACGTATTTTGCTTCTATATTGTCTCCAGGTTGACAAATCACATAACTATCACTATCTTTTAAATCTATAGGATATCCACCAATAGTTTCACCATCTCCAATACGCAATATTTTTTTATCGGTAATCCAAATTGGCTCTCCTTGCAGTGGAGTAATACCACTTGCCTGAGAGTATGTTCCATATCTTAATTGAAGATTAGCTGGACTAACCATATCAACCCATTGACCATCTCCTCGTAAAAATGTTCCAGAATTTGGAATACCGCTGCCAAGAGATGATAAAGTTACTGTTCCGCCACCGCCGATAATATTAGATATTTGACTTAAGCTAATTTTTTTAGTTGTTGCAAATCCAGATGGATCATCCATAAATAAGAAAATATCATCATTGCTTAAGCTGCCACTACCTTCTGGAAATTCATTTATTCTTTTAATACTCATTTAACCACCTACTATAGTAGCAGTGCCCAAAGTATAATAATTAACATCATCAAATCTATTTGTATATTTACTTTCTAAAGCTGAATAACCAAGACTTGATTCAAATGTTGCGTCAATTGATTTATAAACGCCGACATTTGAACATGAAACAATTACTGTTCCATTTTTAGCTGTTTCTACTCCAGAAACTACATTTGTACACACATCTGTTGTTGTAATTGGCATATAATCTCCTTAAAAAACTGTATCTAATGTCCACTCTATTTTTCGTGGTGGAAAACCATCCACATCGCTAAATACCCATGAGCCATTTTGAGATAACATATCTGCTGCATCTCTTTCTCTTATCCAAAAGCTACCTTCTGGTTGATCATGTCTAGTTGGCCCATTATTCCATACGCCCCAGCTATTTTGGACCAAAAATAATGTTTCATTATATATTTCTTTTGTGTCATCCATTCCTATCCAAGCCATAGCGTGCGCCCACGATCCAGACTTGGAGGCTATACCGTGCTTGTCTCTGCGAGAGCTAAAACCATGCATAGAACAAACACTAATACAATAACCGTTGGCTATTGCGTCTCTTGCTTGTTGTACTGTATTAATTAAGCTAATAGTTTTTACTTGATGCTTTTTAGCTTCTAATACTAATTCTTCTGGTACTCCAGATCTACCCCATCTTCCTCCAACATCACTGTATTTCGATAAATCTATATTTCCATACCGTTTTCTTATTAATAATCCACCTAATTGATTAACAAATCTAGCGGCACCAGAGCATGTCATGCCCTCGCCACCGTGTCCGCGAGATCCATATATACCTTCTGTTGCTCCACGGGCAATAAACTCTTCTCTTTGGCCGTTGATTATTTCACAGCTACGAGTAACGTCGATTGCATTTCTAGTAGCATGGCTAACACAATCACCTTGCACTTGTCTTTCCGATGGACCAAAATTAGGATCAAATTTAAGTAGATTCTTAAATGGTAGAGCTAATTTTCCAGCACCACTACCATATAAACCATAAGCAGCCGCACCGAATAGTGGGTGCGGCAGCTCACCTAATAATTTATCCGTATCTTCTGGGTCACACCATGATCCCTTAAAGCCGTCTTTATAAGCTTTTAGTAAATCAATAGGTTTTTTAAATTCTATAGTCATTTTGTAACTACTGTTTTTGGACCTTTGATCCACTTTACAACTGCGTCTAAAAGTACCGTTACTACTGGTACTAATAGTACACCCGTTGTACCCCAATCCACACTGTTTATGTTCTCAATAACATAAGTTAAAACAGCGCCAGTGCCAACTAAAACGGCATTTTTTACTAAATTTACTGCGTCATTAACATTAAGTGAATATCTTGCTGACATTTTTATACCTCTTTTGTGTTTGTTATGCTAACTAGAAATCCTCCATGCTCATTATCTGATATCCTATATGGGTATCCTATAATATTAATGTCCTTACCTTCACTTGTTTTTGTTTCTTTGTAAAATTTTCTGTTTGTGTGGAGACAAGATTGAAATTCTTTCAGTAATTCTTCTCTATCTTCTTCTTGAATAAAGTTAAGCCAATCATAACCCTCTACATTATGAAATCCAACAAAGTCAAAAAATAGACTATTATTCCATATTAATCTGCCATTATTGTCTGTTTCAAATAATGGTATATTACTATAGTGCAGCCCAGCTTTTGTTCTTTGTTCTATTATCTTTTGTCTTATTTCTATTCTATGGCAGGTTTTGCGTAAATCTATTATTGCGTCTTTTATGCTGTTACCACCATTTGTAGTCAATTCTGACTTTATAGTTTTGATAGACTCATTGACATGTTCATGATCTTTGATAAGTTGTATAATGGGCTTTACTGTTTTTACCCAAAGTAAACTTAAGAATGTGCCAATAGCACCCAATAAACTAACAGCTATAGGTATATATTCTAAAGACTCTTTTGATAGCATGCTTACCCTTTCTAATAATTTAGAAGTGGTGGTGATGCTAATATAACATCACCACCCACGAATAACACACTATATATAATCAGCTTTCTGCTGAGTCTTTAGCTTTATAATCAGCTGTAGTTGGCACAGCCAATGCTCCAAAGTGATATGTTAGTTCACCAGGAACTGCTCTTGTTGAACTAGCAGCATCGTCTGTACCGGCCACAGTTCCGTTACCAGTTGGTGCAACGTATGTTATTACATTACCCGCTCCAGCACCCTTCGTGCGACCAGGAAAAACTCCGCTTGATGGAACAGCCAAAACGTTATAAGTTGTAACGCCAAGCCTACGACTTGTTAACAGCTTATGTACTGAATCCTGACCAACACCAGCAAACTGAGCACCGGGAACATTTAAAAGAGAAGCAGCGTCATTATTGATCTTACCGGCACTATCACCAGCTGCTCTGAGAACAAAGTTTCGTTCGCCAGCATAAGGATCTGGATAATAAGCTAAACCGCCAGTACCAGCCGATTTGGCCTTTATAACGCCGTGCGGATCTGTGAATTGGTTTCCAGTAGCAACATTTTCTACTACTTTTGAGCCATATTCTGAGCCAGTGTTTAATTCATTAACATTTACAACTTTTGTCATTGGGCTATCTGACAAAGTTCCGCCAGCTACGACTGTGCCACCATCATTTTTGATTGCTTCTAAAGCTTTTGTTTTAGTTGTGGACATATTTTTCTCCTAAAAGGTTGAATAACTAAAAAATTCCTATTCCTTTTAGAGTCCACATCCTAACACATTATACACTTTTACACAGTTTTTTGTGCAAATTTGTAATCATTTTATTTAGCTTTTTTCTGGTAGTCTCTCTGTTACTATTTCTTTTCTTAGCCATTTCTTCAATAGTCATATTGCTTAATCTATCTAGAAATAGTTCTTTTTCGTCTGCTGTTTTTAATTCATCCATAATATCTATCATTCTGTAGGGATCAGAATTTTTGACAATATTTTCGTGTAGCTTTCCATTAAATCTTTGGTACTTATTTTTGAATTTAATTTCTTTCAAACATTCAATAAATACCCCATTATACAAATAAGTGGTAAACTTTGTATTTTTTTCTGGCTTAAAGTACAAAAAGCATTTCCACAAAGCATTTAATTTGCATGTGTGCAGAGCATCAGCATCCAACTGATTAGCAAATCTTTTGCAAGCCTTATTCATTATATTTGTTATGTCCTTATTATTCAATGCGTTTATTATTTTATCATTCAAATCCATAATAATTCTCCTTATTTTTCTATTGACAAAAGTTCTTTTTCTATATTTTTCCTTACCTCGCTAAAATCGAACATGTTACCGATTCCTATAAAAAATCTATATCTACTACAAATTTTTAATAACTCGACTCCAGGTATTTTATCTAACTTATCTTTGATTTTATTTGTAACATCAAAATTTGTGTGACCAACCCAGCAATCAAAATTAGATATAATATGAATATCCTCTAATAATTTCTGTGACATTGGAAATACTAGTGGAATTTGTTGTCCAAGCATATCGTCATGATTTGCTTCTTCTAGATCGTCACTATCATCATCTATATTGGAATTTAAAGCTCTGTTTTGTAAGATATTTCCAAGTATATTTGACAAAATGGGAGAAGAAATTTGTTTTTCTAATACATCTTCATATTTTTGCCAGCCTATTTTTGGTTTAAATTTACTCATTAATATCTCCTACTTCATTATGTCAGAAGGCTTGATACACGGTTGAGAGTTAATAATATTTTCGTATATTTTAAGTATTTTTTTATTATTAGATTTTAATGTTACATAATTTTCTAATCTTTGCACAAGTTCGGTTTGATTATGTTTTACAAGATTATGTTTTAGTATATTTAATGTTTCTGATAATGCGTTTTCGTCAGCTAGCATCTCTAATATCTCAAAAATAGCTGTCATACATTCGTCAGAATAGTCTTGCATAGCAATATCTACTATAATTCTTCCACTAGCATCCATAACATAACTAACAGATGCAAGCTTCTGATTTTCTGGCGACTGCTGTTGTGTTTTTTTAGATAAAAAATTAAACATATTTTATTACCATTTCTGCTGTGTTTTTCCAAGAAAATTGATGCGATGTTTGTATTGCAGAATAGTTTAATTTAAGTAAATTGTCTTGTTTTAATTTATGTATAGATCTCATATGCGATATAAGTTGATCAAGTTGATTTTCTTTCATCGCGGCCCATTTGCCTGTTTGCCCATGAAACCATATTCCATCGTAAGCAACTTCTTTTGCTTCTATTTCTATTAAATTAGCATTATCAGCATTACAAAATTCTGTATGTGCAGAATAATTTGTTGCAATAACGTGCTTTCCACAAGCCATCATTTCTAACAATTCTAAATTCCACCCTTCTGCTCTTGCTGGAAATACTCCACAATCAGTCTGTTTCATTATATTATACACTTCTTCTTGCGTATTCTTTCTATCAATAAGCTTTATTTTATGCCCCAGTGAACTATTTTGATATAATTTAGCCCACTCGCTAGACTGTTCTGGATTTAAAAATGGATTACTGCACATCATCCACAGTTCTACATTATCTTTTTCTGTAAAAGCTTTATTAAAAGCTTCTATAAGAATATCATGACCTTTTCTTATTTCCCATTTTCCACAGTTAAAGAATATTGTTTTCTCACCAGTGTTAAGCGATGGCTGAAATATTTTGCTATTAACCCCCAGGGGTACAACAAAAATATTTTCTGATGATAAATCTAGTTGGCTTTCTGCTACACTTTTAGCCCAAAATGAAGATACAAACAATCTATCTAAAGAATTTAAGTGATGTTTTTCGACTTGTGTAAATTCATCTAATTCAAAAAATGGAAAACCTATTTTAGTTCCACGACCAACAAATTGTGACATATCATTTTGGTGCCAAATCCTAACACAAGGGGCATTAAAATCTGGAAATTGTGCATTCTTTAGGCACCTTCTTAGAATATTGGCATCGTCTTCGTTAGTAATTTGAATTTGTCCAATTGGCCATAATGAAACTGATGGCAAATTAGAAACAATGTTTAGTCCTGCTATACCATAGCCAAGCTGATTTATAGGAGATATAATATTAATCATTTTTGATATCCTTAAAAAATAGCCAACGTTTTAGAGTAGAAGTGTCTTGAACATTATTAATGTGTTCAAGATGTAATATAATTTCTTCCATTGAGTTAAAAATATTTTCATGTGGTAACATAAAGAACAGCCAATTGGGGGCATTAATTTTACCTTGTTCACACCAAATTAATATTGGCTTTTTTTGCCTATTTCCCGTTACTATTTCTTCATAAGACCCACACGCATGTACAGATATGTCTATATGTGCAATAATAAAATCACATATATCCACGCATCGCAAGTCTGCGTTACGTATTTTAGAATAAGTCTTTTTTAAATCATCAAACATTCCATTACGCTTCAAAAAGTTTATATTTTTACGTGTAGATTCGTCTTCATATATTCCATCTATTACATGCTTGCAAGGATTTAAAACCGTTACACCCATATCATGTAAGATGGGAGTGATTCTATTCCTCCATCCAATGCCGCCATCGGGAACTCTATCCATAGCCCCAACTAAATATGTTCTCATTCCACTAAGATTGTTTATCGAATCCATAATCTGTACTCCACCATACTTTGTTAATATCAAGTGCCGACAATATATGATCACATCTTTCGCAAGGCTTGCTACACCTTAATTCACCACGCTTGTTTAATCTAACAACAACGATTTTGAGTGAGTTATCTATGTAATATTTACCCCACAGTCTAGATATTAAATCTGTTTCTGCGTGAAGATATGGATGATCTGTATCCATATTAAATCTTTTAGCCAATATCCATGCCTGAGTGTGTGTTTTCTCTGGACTGTTCTGGCCTATTGCCAAAAGTTTATTTTTCTTATAGCCAAAAGCAAAATGAAAAAATTTGTTTTTGCTATTCCTATTATTTTTAGCTTTTGGTAATAAAGACAGTGCTATATCAACAGATTCTTTAAGTATATTCATTTTATATATACAAACTTAATAAATTCTTCTATGGTTGCTGGGTTGTGTGTTTCAAAAATTTCTTTTGTTATTTGTTTTGCTTGCATTTTCTTTGTGCCTAAAGAAACAAGTGCAGAAATGCAATCGTTCACTAAATTCTGATTAATTGTTTTTTTATTTTCTACTATAGGAGTAACAAGATAATAAGGAATGGCATTCTTTTTATTTTTATTATATTTTGGTTGAGTTGCCATTTTTTTAGCAATATTATCAATCTGTTGAATAACAACTGGTTGATCATCAGAAATATAACCAATAGTAAATTTATCGCTAAAAGCGCACTGTCTCTTTTTGTTCGTAAAAGAAAAATACGCAATCAAAAGAACAAATATTAAAACTCCGAGTTGACCAACAAATGGATGAGGTTGTGGATTCATTGATTTCTCCTTTTCTGCCATTGTACACAACTTATCGTCAAAGTCAAGCAGAAAACTTAAAAAAAAAGCCCGAAAAGCTTCTTGCTCTTCGGGCTAGAAAAAAGACCTTTATAGTGTTCAATCTTGTTCTTTAGTATCTGACGTTGCAGATGATGGTGGACCAAGAGAAATTTCGTCTGCCATAACGCAAACTGAATTTCGCGGATTCCCCTCTTTATCTTGATAGTCATCTATCTTTATCTTTCCTTGAACACCAACAAGTCTTCCCTTTTTCAATAAATCCTTTAGAGCTTCTGCCATCTTGCCAAAACACAAAACATTTAGATATAGTGTGTCTTCATTTCGCCTATCATTCACGGCCATTCTAAATTTTGCCATGGATGTACCCTTTTGGGTAACATTAAATTCTGCATCTTTTGTCAAACGGCCACAACCAAGCCAAGTATTAATATTCATAATTATACCTCCAGTGCTGAACGAATTCTACCACGTACTACTTGCGTATTTCCACGATTATATGTTCCAAGTGTTGCACTATGAACATTTCTAGCAAACCTTCTAGACAAGCCAAATAGGCTTGCAGCAAACTCTGTGCCCTCTCTGGTGTTGTTAATTAATCCATAGCCAGACTTGTGAGCAAGTGCTGTCAGTGGATTTAACTCAAAACCACGAAATGGACCACTCATAATTTTAGCAACAATCTTATTATCCTTTGATACGTTCCAATGGTACGCACCGGAAACATTATACAATCTATCATAAAATTCTCTAGTATTCATCTTTTGCTTCTCCTAATTCGTAAACAAATAAAACTAATCAACATATCTCACTCTTCGCTGAATTTTTGTATATTTTCTGCTCCAAGTTGAAGATAATTTTCTAACTTAAAAATTTCTTGAGAAATATTGTCTTTTTGCTTATTAAGATCTGACAATAATCCCTCTACATTTTTTAAATGTGCCTGTGCTAACAAAATAATTTCATTTTTTAGTGACATAACTTTCTCCTGTATTAACTTATTATACTGTGAGCTATATAGTTTTGCAATTAAGTTTCTTCTGTTATATAATCTAAAACCTGTTCATGAGTCCAATCGTTTTTATACTCTCCAAATGTAGCCAGTTGTGCCAATTCTCTATAGTCTTTTTCTAATTGTACTATCAATTGAACTAATATAATTGAATTATTGGATATAATACAATCATTAACCAGGCTTTCTATTTCTTCAAATCTTGTTTTCATAGGGTCCATCAACTGGTCAAAGATCTTTATTATTTGGCTGTGACATATCGTAGTATTTTATATCAATATTTGCTTCTTTAAATAATTGTCGTGATAATATAAAGTCTTCTTCCCATCTAGTATTTGTGTTTTTTGGTGCTACTACTTTTTTTATTCCAGATTGTATTATCAACCCAGCACATCTAGGACAAGGCTCAAATGGAAAAGTATATAATGTACAGTCATCAACAGTTTTGTTGGCTGAAAGAATTGCATTAATTTCACCATGGACTATTATTTTATACTTCGTATCTCTATCTTGTAGTCTTTCATCATCTTTTATATTTGTGGGAAATCCATTGTAACCAACAGAAACAATTTTTTTATTTCTGTCTACAATAACTGCACCAACTTTAGTTGAAGGATCTTTTGACCAATCAGATATAAATCTGGCTAATTCTAGAAATCTAATATCCCAATTTTGAGCATTCATACCATAATAATCCAAGATTAGCAAAAGTGTATCCGGCCCACATAACACTATGTGGATAGTCCTTTTGCAATAAACAAGATATACTAGTCATTAAATATAAAAATGTAGATATAGCTACGCAGCTGACTGCCATTATAAACTCCTATCAAAATGTGTTCTATTGACTCTTATAAACTCAGCACATTTTGGTAAATCTTTTAATGAATTAGCTCCAACATAAGCGCATGCACTTCTAATGCCACCAGTAATATCATCAAGAATACTAGATGCACATCCTTTATATGGAACATTTATCACTCTTCCTTCGCTGGCTCTATAGTTTTTTATTCCACCGTATTTTTGTTGAGCTTCATGCGAACTCATGCCATAAAATTTTAATGATATTTTATTTTTTACTATTTGTGGTTTCCAAAATGGAGTATTTAATCCATTAACATCTATATTATTTTCATCATATTTATATTCATATTCCCACTCGCCTTCGCATTGCTCTGTACCGGCAAGCATTCCGCCAATCATAACAAAATCGGCATTAGCTGCAAAAGCCTTTACAATATCCGATGATGTTCTACAGCCACCATCTGCACATATTAATCCTAATCTTTTATCTCCACTTTTAAGGCCGTGAGCGGCATGTGAGCACTCAGAAATAGCTGATAGTTGAGGAAACCCAATTCCGGTTTTTAGTCTTGTGGTACATGCAGATCCTGGACCGATTCCCACTTTTACAATATCAACTCCACCGTGCAAGATTAGTTCTTGAACCATTTCTGGTGTACATACATTTCCTGCCATTATTATTGGTCTTGATCCAAATTTATTTCTTACATTGTTGCAGCAGTTTACAAAATCGTCAGTATATCCATTAGCAACATCTATACATATATTTGGAATATCACCAATAGCATTAGAAATTTGTTCTAATTTTAGTATATCTTCTTTTTTAATTCCAATACTTACCCATTGATAATTAAGATCTGATATATTTTCTAAATAGTCATCTATATTATAGTGCTTGTGCAAACATGTTATAGATTTATATTCTATCAACTTTTGAGACATTGCGAACGTGCCAGTAGAATCCATATTCGCAGCCATTATGGGAACACCGTTCCATTTTTGTTCAGAATGGTAGAAAGAAATTGTTTTTTCTAATACTACTTCTTGGCGTGATGCGGCTCTTGATCTTTGCGGAACAAGCAAAACATCATCAAAATCTAATTTAATATCATTATTTATCTTCATATCATAGGGTCCAATGTTGTATCAACGATCTTTATTGTGTGGGTAATACAATGTAAGTAAACGGAGCGAGTTTCCCCACTCCGTTATACTCACATTCACTCAATCACGCACCTACCAATTCTCTATCCATACGCTTTGCAAGCACAGCATTAATCTTATCAATCTTTGCAGTTACTTCAACAACCCACTCACGATTACGTTGCTTCCGCTTAACATGATCAATATCACTATCGGTCATATGTACAACCTTATCGAAAATACTATCAAATTCAGCAACAACCTCGTAGCGGCAACAGCGAAGCTTTTGAAACTTATGATCACTAGGAACGCTAACAACATCACGCGGATTTACCTTACAAATCATAAGACGATTTCCGCCATCATTATCTTCATCATCAATATTAATACCGCCATAACTCTTTGCGTAATCAATCGCTCCAACGTGTAAGCCATGGCCACAACCATTATCACGATTATTATCCACCTTGTGGCGATGAACTTGACACACTGATCCAATACTGTTATCAAAAGTGCCAGAATAAATATCTTTATAATCTTCCCGGACAGCCTTATAAGCCAAGAAACATCCATCATAAGTTATTGGCATATTCTTATTTTCCATAAAATCAAACAATTCTACAACCGCATGGTCAGAAGGATTCTGACTGAGATTATCAAGGAAATTAAGCATTGGCTCAAATGGAAAGCCCTGCTTAACCATATCAATAATGGTATTTGTAAACATATTGGGCATTTTAATTCCATCCCATGTTAACGATCCATCTGTACAGTTAACATAACCATCACAGTAAGCGTTCACATGTGAAA